TCGGCATACTGCCGGGCCAGCAATATCTGCTGCTGTTGCTGCGGCCCAAACTCATTCACCCACCCTGTAAACTTTTCCGGTGCAAACCTCTCCCCGGCCAACGGGGTTGCCGTTACGACTCCATTCTTGAACTCAAACTGTATCACTGCATCACTCCTTAGATTACCCCGCAGGGCACGATTACACTCCCCACCAATATACCCGATTATCAACGCTAAGTCAATCCTACATATTTGATTGCCCCTCATACCCTCACTCCTTTACCTGCTATGCCTGGATTGACAATCTATCGAGAAGAGTGTAAAGTATACTGTAAAAGTACACTCTATTGGGTTGACAGTGTAAAATCCGCGCTCAAATAAATGAGCGCGTGGTTGACGAATGTTCTGGTAATGTTCTGATGTGGGGTGTAATCTTGTGGGCCTGTGGCGCAGCGGTAGCGCAGGCGACTCATAATCGGTATACACCCCCTCTCTACAACATCTTACCCGGTATAGGGTATGAGAATAAGGGGTGAGGGATATGGGACACCAAGCGACAGATTTTACACCTTTTACAGGCACTCTCCCGACATACATCGACAACTTTTTGTTAGACAGACGGGTGAGGGGCAAATCCCCTCGCACCGTCCACTTCTACAAGCGTCACCTTACCAAATTCCTCTGGTTCATGCAAGAGTATGAGTTTCCTATGGAGATGCACCTGCTCGACTCCTACCATCTACGCAAATTCTTCATCTATCTGCAAGAGGAGCAGCGCTGGGGTGGTGGGACTCCCTCGGCGCGTAAATGTCTCAATCAAGGGGGCATAGCCGCTTATGCCCGTGCTGTAAAGGCGTTTCTCAACTGGGCCTGTATCGAGGCAGGGCTGGAGAAGAATCCTTTACAAAATATGAGACTCCCCAGTGGGCGTAAGGAGTGGAAGGTAGAGGTATATAACGACGCCGAAATAGTGCGCATCTTTCAGGTGGCAGGAGAGGCTCATACGCCATTCATCGCAGCGCGCAATCGCCTCATATTGGCACTGCTCTTCGACACCGGCCTGCGGGCTTCTGAGCTGCTCTCCCTGCGGGTTGGACAGGTGACGCCGGCCATGAATTGCTTCACCATCGTCGGCAAGGGTAACCGGGAAAGAGTTTTGCCTCTGAGCGGCTTTGTGAGGGCCGAACTGGCCTCTTACCTTGCCCTGAGACACGAATCGTCCGGTTGGCTCCTCCTGACTCACCACGGCATCCCCCTGAGCTACTGGGGATTGAGGACTATGTTCAGCCGGTTGCAAAACAAATGTGGGCCCCTTCACATCAATATTTACGCCCATGCCATGAGACACACCGCGGCCACCAAGATGCACCGCAACGGTATGCGCCTCTCCTCCTTGCAACAGATACTCGGCCATGCCAAGTTCGACACCACGAAGAGCTACTATCTGAACATCGAGCAGGACGAGATGCTTGAGGAACATGCCAAGTATAGCCCCATGCAGGGTTTGTCGAGGGAGCTGCATAAGCCCTCGCCGGGGCTGCTACCGGAGAAGGAGAGGCTCCGTAAAGAGGTACAGGCCACCAGCTTGCGCTCGGTGGCCGCTAAATACGGGGTGAGCCACACTACGGTGGCAAACTACCTGAAAAAATAGGCCCACCACATTACCGGACAGTTACTGAGACTGTCCGGTATTTTTTTGTGCCCGAATGCTACAATTGGGGCTTACGCGTGCGCGTATTGTTGCTATAGACGTGTCCGACACTCCCCGTACTTCACGCCTAGGCCAAGGGAATTTAGCCGGGGGCACCCCATTGCTTTTTGGGGCTGCCAGATATGCCGCCATACTGTGGCTGCCGCCGAAAAGCGAAGCGGCGAACAACAAGCGAAAGTGAGGCAAGCACATGAACCTTAGATACGCTCTTGACGCTCAACTTAGCACACATGTGCTAACTCGCAAGCGCAATCGGACACTCGATTTTATCACATACATGAAAGGCAGGTACACACAATGGCTAGCACATACGAGGTAGTGCGTGGGGCGACACAGGCAGAAATCGCAAGCGGGCTTGCGGTGCAAGGGAACGGCGCGGTACACGTCCCGCTGTTCAGATGTGACGGGTTGGACGTCACGCAGGATTTGACGCAGGACGCGAAGTTCGTGCAAGCGTGTTTGAACGCAGATGGGCGTGGATACGCCGTCAAGCGAGTGACGCTTGGGCAAAATGGCAAGCGGCTGTGGGTGACGTTCGACGTGCCCAAGCCCACAGGCGGCACTGGCGGGCGTAGTAAGGCCGATGCGGGCACGTCACAGGAACGCATGCTTGAGCAGTTCCGCGAGTGGCTCGTGCCTGTACTGGTAGGCGTGTATAACATGGACGCTACCACGCTCGACTTGGACGCTTGCGTAGCCGCCGCCCAAGCGCACGAAGCCGCGAAGGTGCGGGCACGTGAGTTAGACGCCCTCGCCACGCTTGAGACTGAAATGGCCGCGCTCAAGGCACGCTTGGGGCTGGTGGACGTACAGCCCGCCAAGTAGCTCTCACACACAGGGGTGGGCTTGCACCCACCCCTCCCCACGAGGGGTAGCACACACGAGAAGGGGAAGGCCCCTTATAAATCTCGGCCAAAAGCGCGTCAGGGGGTGGGAAATTTTGCGACTTGGCGCATACACACAGGAGAATACCATGCAACGCACGAGGCACGCTCCTCGCTTGACGGAGCGCAGTTATAACACGCCCTCATACAGGGCACGCATGGAGAGGCTTCGCACTCTCCCAAGCATCGAGATACGTGTGGTGTATCAGCCCAAGTCGGGTAAGGGCACTACGGTACATACGTATCATAACCTCCAGCGCACTCTCGACAATTTGCGAGCAAGGGGGTATACGTGTGAGGTTTCCCAACCCGAAGCAGGCTTCGCCCTTGTCTACGCTAGGGACGTAGAGCATTCAGGTACGGATAAGACGCGATTTATCCCTGTCTCCTACGCATAGTAGCCACAGGCCGGGTTTGACGGGGCTTTTGCCCCGTCTACGCTACAAGGAGTTGCAAGATGCTGTTCCAGATTATACGTGATGAGCGGGGCGTCTACTTCGGGCTGCTCATTGAGAAGGCTACGGAGTTCCTCGTCTACAGGAGTGCAGGATACCGGACGGCTCACGAGGCCGAGGTGTCCGTGAACAGGTTTCGTGCCTACTGTCTCCGCTAAGTGTGGACAAGTGTAGACAAGATAGACACGATAAAGGGTGCGCAGGGGGCGAAAAAGAGGGTTTTTAGACTACCCTAAAAATATATACACACACCTGCGCACCCCGTTGAGCGTAAATCACGACACTTGGCCCTGTCTACGCTCATATGCACGAACAAATCTTACAATCGCCTGAACTACGTGTATAAAAGGGTTGACAAACATTTACGCGATGGCATATTATTGCCAGTAATACATGGAGCGACAAATGGACTGGTTAGATAAATGCGCACTCATAGGGCTGCTGCTCATACTAGCGTGCATCGCATTATTTATGTCTACGGCCCCCATCATGCGGGTATGGGACGAGTTGTGGCAAATGGCTGAGTTACTCGGCCACACATTATGAGGAGGTTTGAGATGCAATTCATAGAGTTATGCCTGTCCATCGTCCACTACGTACAGTACGCAATGTACTCCGGCGACTGGCTCAATGACTGGCTAACACACATATGGGGTGCGTTATGAATGAAGAATACGCAGTTGTCAAGACAACTGCGCACGGTGTTTGTGAGGAACGTCGGTTCGCATCATACAAGCGTGCCATGGAGTATCGGGGTATGCTGAACAGTCGGTACTCCACACGCGATGTCTATTATGGGATACACATCGCCAAGCGTCCAGGCAAGATTACCAAATTCTTCGCATAAGGGGGTTGAGATGCCGATTGTTTACACACAAGGTGACATTTTGGAGAGTGACGCTGATATGCTCGTCAACCCGGTGAATTGTGTGGGTGTGATGGGTGCTGGGCTTGCGAAGCAATTCGCCAAACGTTACCCAACACTTGTGCAACCTTACAAAACTGCCTGCGAATTTGGTGGGGTTGCTATCGGTGCGGAGCGCAACAGGTTGTTTGATTTTTACGTGGAAGGCAAGTGCATTGTCTGCTTTCCCACAAAGCAGCATTGGCACGACAACTCCACACTACTCATCATCGAAAAAAGCCTCATTACACTACGTGGCTGGCTGCTTGATGAACATGAGTGGCAAACCTCAGTTGCCCTTCCGCCTATCGGCTGCGGGCTTGGTGGCCTTGACTGGAAGAACGTAAAGCCCCTCGTCGAGAAGCATCTGGGCGATTTGCCCAACATGGTTTACGTATACGAGCCTAAAAGGAGTTGAGAATGAACTGTCCAACGTGCGGTAAGAGTGGCGCTGATGCCACACACAGGGAATTAGAGTGCCTCTACTGTGTAGGCATACTGGAACTCAACTATTCGTGGCGACTGGCCTATGTGAAGGGTGGATTTGCCTACTGCCAGTCTACGTGGAACCCCGATAGATGGATACGTGCCTACATAGGCTACGGCACCACCGATACTATCGCAGCACGATGGAAGATAGTCTCCCTCGCGCTCGACAAGGCTAACTGGGCCGAGGCTCGCCCACACCCTGAGAGTATACGTCGTGCGTATGGGGATTTGATTATCCACCCATCTGATGAGTGCCCGCCATTCCGTGGGCGTAACCCATTCTTAGTCACGTCTGATATGCCTAATGTGGTGGCTTATCCCGTGAATTATGCGAGGAGGTAAGTCGTGGAACAAATCAAATTGTCCGAGGCCATTCGCAAGGGTGCCAAGATGCATCCCAAGTGCCGCGGAAAGCTGTATACAAGCCGCTGGGACAAGCAAGAGAAACGGTGTGTCGTAACGGGCACATGCGCGATGGGGGCTGCTTACTTCGGTGCTGGGTTACACCCCGGCCACGGTGCGTTCATCGAAAGTGCCCTTGGGTATAGCACAAGTTATGTTATGGCTCAACACCCCATCACAAACGACACGCTGCCCCTTGACAACATCATAACACGTTTGAATGATTTTTTCGGGTGGAGCCGGCCTCGCATAGCTCGCTGGCTAGAAAGTATCGGGTACTAGCATGATTACACCCAGACTAGCCACGTATTGTATGGAGAGATGGAACGGTTCCACATGGGAACCGTTCCCTACAAGGGTTGCTGATAAACAGGGGTTTCGCCTGCTTCACCACAATGCCGACGCCGAGGTGGTTGTCAGCAGGGCAGGTACGTACAGGGTAGCACGAGGCAATTCCTACACAAGGCCATTCCCTGTGGCTCACGGTAAAAGTGTGGTGTTCGGTTTTCATGGGTATGTGCGCACCGCATAGTGCGTAGGTGAGGATTAGCTTCCTCACTAATGCTCCCCCACCTACCATCTTCCTCAATACGTAGCTCCTCCTGTGTGCGTATGCTTGTGTGGTTTGGTGTTGGGGCATCAGTGAGGGGGTTCCCCTCTTGTTGAGCATGTGATACCGGGCTTTTTTATGGAGTGGCAAAGAGCGTGTGTCACATGGGAAATTTTGCTACTGGGGCATCAGCCCATATGGGAAAGGAGATATGTATGCCTGAGCAACCCGAAACTCGTAAGTTATCAGCCCTCATACGAGAAGGGGCCAAGTTACACCCCCAGGGGTTTGGGGCTTATCGTACCTGGGATAAGGGTGTTCTGGAGTCTACATGTGTCGTTGGGGCGGCTATGGAAGCTGCTCACCTATCTGTGAGTACGTGGGGCTACACCCCAACAAGTCGAGACTTGAACAAGGTTCTTGGGTGGAAAAGAAGTAGCGACGTTCCCATCATACCATACCCAAACGGTGAATTTTCACCTAGCCGAATTTATTCGGTAATTATCTACCTCAATGATATGTGTGGGTGGAGCCGTGAGGCCATAGCAGATTATCTCGCTAGTAAAGGGCTGTAGCCTTCTATACGCATGAGGTAGAGGAGTGAGGGTGTGGGGGCTGGTGCTGGGAGTGTCATTATGCGGTATCCGCACATATCGAAAGGAGAAATGTATGCCACAACTCACCGTCGAGGATATTGTACGTGTGCCTGACTTTGATGAACAGGCAACCATCACCCTGCCTGTCTGGAAGATAACCCACGCAATCACGGCTGCGATAGTGGCCCTCGGGGGTACTGACATAGATGCCGAGATAGATGTTCGTGGGGATATAGGGGAGAGTGCCTGCGAGATGCTCTGGGCTCTCTTCCATGATACCGTGGGCGGGGAACGCACCCTGCTCTGGGAAGCAAACCTAAAGGAGAAACTAAATGTCTAAGCGTCTTACACCATATCGACAAGTGGCCGAGGATTTGCAGGCTGCATACGATTGGCTCGACTCACCTGAGAAGCACTGCACTAATGGCTACTTCGGTACCAGTAATGGAGGGGATGATTGGCACATGGAAACCGATGTCCTAATCCAACGTGCCGAGCAGGGTAGCGTCAAGTGTGCCTGCCTGTACGGGGCGTTGTGCATCGTCACCAAAAACCCCAACATACCCACAATGACTCGCCATCAGCAGCTCATCGAGGATTATGCCACCAGCAAGTATAACCTGGAAGCAACGATAGTCAACGATAAGAAGGGGTACGAGGCCGCTAGAGATATTCTGGCCGGTGCCCGTAGGTTAGCCTTACGCATGGGGAGGGTGAAACACAATGTCGGCTAATTATACACAAATCGCAGAGGACTTCGGCAAAGCATATGACTGGCTGAATAAGCGCAGCCGCCACTGCACTAATGGCAGCTTTGGTGTCTACGAAAGTGGTGCCTCCAGTGGCACATATAGCCTTTATTTTCTGTTGCAGCATAAGGACGAGGTAAAGTGCGCCTGCGTGTACGGAGCACTTGCCATTGCGACTGATAATCCGAAGGTAAACCTTCCAATCACTGTACACGAGCAGATACTCGAGACTGCCGCTCGGGCACTGGCCGACAAAAAGGGCTGGGAAGAACACTGGGCCACACAAATCAATGATACCTATGGCTACGCAGCCGCACGCCAGCTATTGCGCAGCGCCAGAAAATTGGCTTTGCAAAGGGCAAAGGAGGAAGCCGGTGAACAAGTTTAGCAAGGTATCGGACGCGATAGAGGCAGGTATCCCCCTGTGTGAGCAATGTTTCGGGTTCACATCTGATGTTGATAAAAATCAGGCGTGCGCACTGGGAACCGCTGCCGTAGCTGTACTAGGGGAGCTAAAGGGGCCGAATATTTACATGGGGAAGGCTTTGGACATATGCCAAGAAGCCGTGGTGCCCCTGTTGGACGCCGTGCCCCCAACAGCTCAACATTATGAGGAAGCTACTGAGGGTGGTGGAGATGGGCTCAGGGTTTATTCGTATGTTCTCTACCTGAACGATGAGCTCCATTTATCCCGGGAGAATATCATTCAACTCCTGCGAGAGCAGGGGCTGTAAGGAGAAAATAGTGAACAAACCGTCTGAGAATTTGCGCAGGGCTTTGCGCTTCCTGAACACCCACCATATCTGCCGCAACGGTACGTTCGGCACTAATGTAAGGGGTGGGTGTTTTCTCACCCCCCAGGCCACCCAGGCATGCCCGGAAGAGGATGTCTACTCGGTATGTGCTATTGGTGCTTTGGCTAGGTTTGTATCTCACCGGCACAGTCCCTGGAGCACCAGTGAGGGTATGCTCTTAGATAGAGCTGCCAAGGAATATTCCAAGGATAACCAGATAGGTTATGGGGTGATAACCAGCATCAACGATAACCTGGGCAAGAATGCTGTCCGGTGGATATACAAGCGTGCCATCGAGCTGGCCGAGGCTAACGAAAGGAGTAGCTAACATGTACTGCGATATAAACTTCCCAACCAAGAAATCCCTACGAGAGGCTGTCAAGGAGAATCGCAGGGTGGGTGTCTACCAGCCGAATAATTTTTTCGGTGTAACCCCTCCCCTGAACGGTGAGGTAGTTGTCGTAGGCCCACACTTCCCAAAACCCCATACGTGGGGTGCGACGGTGGAGTTGCGAGAGGGCTGGATTGTAAGGGTGGTGAGATAGCCATGCCAAGACAAATATCTGCTATTAGTATCCTGCGCAAAGCAGACAAGTGGTTCAACAGCTCCAAACGGCTGACTCGTGACGGCTCATTTGGGCACACGGAATCTGGTTTGAGAATACTCCACGCATCTGATATGTCCTTGTATGTGTCACCAGAAACCCCCATGAAGTGCATGTGCTCATTGGGGGCTGTGTACTATTTCGGCAAGAATAGCTATAACCCCGGCTCCTTACGTGCTGAAAGTCTACTTAGCAATGCTGCTAACGAGATTTTCAACACAGGCATAGTCACTGTCAACGATTTGTACGGCTTCGATGCCGTGAAGAAGGTATTCTCCCGTGCAATCGAAATGGAAGATGGAGGGTATACGCATGAAACCATCTGAGCTTATAGGCAAAGTCGAAGCCTACTTCGAGAACCCCAACCATTTTACACAGGGTGCCTGGGGGAAGGATGCAAAGGGTAATACTCTTGGGTTTGATGAGTTGCAGGAGATAGCCAGAGGTACAGATGCCCGGAGGCGTAGTGTTAATTGCATGTGTACCAAAGGTGCCCTTGGCTACTTCGCAGCCGAAACTGTTACACGGTGGGAAGATGAGGACGAGGCCGATATATGTTTACAGAGGGCCATACTCGAAGTACCCTCACCATTCGCTTATATCAGTGTAACAACCTTCAACGACAATTCCCAGCTAGAAGATATACGCGGAGTCTTGAAGCGTGCTAGGGAACTTGCCCTAGCCAACAATCGCTAGAAAGGAGAATAATATGCCAAAAGCCAACATGCCGCTCTCCCAGGCTATGAGGGAGGGGGCTAAATTGCACCCCCCAAGCCTTCGGTAAACTACGAAAATCGTGTGGGGGTAGCTATTGCACCTGCGCCCTTGGTGCTGCCCTTGAAGCTACAGGGGTAAAGCCAAAAGGTTTTACGTATAACCTCCTTGTAGAGAAATTTCCCTTTCTGATGATTTATGGGCAACACACGAATGGGGTTGTAAAAACGGCAACGAATCCTATGACTGGGCAGACTACTCTGCTTAGACATGTCATAGCCAACCTCAACGATACTCACAAATGGACACGAGAAGCAATCGCGGATTGGCTGGAAGAGCAGGGCTACTAATATGCGCAGATATTGGGTACACATAGACAAGAGGTTGTTGGGTGGTTATGTGATAATTGTAGCCCAAGATTTCAAATTCCACCTGGGAAACCTTCACAAACGAGTAATCAGTAGAAGGTGGCACTAATATGGACATTTGGATTGGTATCACCAGCATAAATGAATCAGAGGGGTACACAATTTATAAGGAGGGCCCGAAACCTTATGAGGGGAAGGCTACCTCCCTCGGGGAGCTGTTCAGGGACTTGCAGGAGGAACATGGCCGGTGTGTGGGTAAGGTGTACGTGGACACCAAGAATGTAGAGGCTATACCTGTGGGGTGGGTATTCGAGAAGAAGGAGCTGTATCGGGACATCGATGAGCACTACACCAAGGCTACGTGGGTTTCGCTATACGAACCCCCACCCCCACCCCCACGAATACACTACCACCCGTTAGAGGTGAGTCAATATAAGGGTAACGCCGAGGGCAGGAGGTTACGGTATGAGACAGGTAGTAATTGACAATCATGGGTACGAGTTCGGAATTTATGCACACGAGGCTTGTACCCTGATGAATGACAGGGCAATTGTGCCCTGCCTTGAAGCCCACTGCACTCGCAACTATACCCGCAAGGCTTACCACCTGCCGGCATGGGGTGAGGGCTACGATGCACAGTGGGAGAGGACGAAACGGCTTCTCGCAGTGAGGAGATACATGGATAAGCAGAAAGGAGTTACGCATGGAACCGGGCAACTATCAGGGAGAATTAGAGCTTAAGCATGGGGTGTGGGAAGAGGTATCCCTACCAGAGGAAGCGATTACGAAATAGCTTAGGAGAAACCAATGCCGTATTTCATCAAACATGTGCCCGTGGAAAGCTGGCTCGTCTATGTCGTAAAGGGTGCAGATGAGAACGAAGCGCTCGAGGATGATGAGGGCGAGTACCTTGGGTGCTTTGACACTGACAGTGGTAAAGCCTCAGAAATCGCCGCCGGGCCGTTCAATAAGCGTAGTGATGCCCTGGAAGATAGTGCAGCCGACGTGGAGTGGGAGGGGTAATCATGGATAAGTTGCCAAATAGCGGGCGTCGAGCCCGCGTAGCTATGGGGTTTATAGGCAAGAGCAGCATTATCGGGAGAGGGGTGTGCCTCGGCCAAACCAACGTTCTGAACCCAAAGGCAGGGGCCGGCAATAGCACAATGACGTTCGCAATCGACGAGATAGTTGTTACAGATGGACAAGGTGAGAAATCCTGCTTCCGACTGACACCGGGGTACAAGAAGGTTATCGTTGCGAAGAGCAACTTTTACTACAATTGGGAGGATACATGAGCAGAAAGAGGTTTCTTGGTAGGTATACCTTTAGGGGGAATACGTACCTACTAAGCTACACGGAAGGTGATACGTATCCTTTGAGGGCTTGCAGACTTAGTATCTTTGGGATGGAGTCTTGTTTAGTTGGAACCGTCGAAGGAGTCAGTATGTATGTAATAGAGGCATTCGAGCCGGAGTTGCCCCCGCTACTCGCAGCATACAAGCTCGCTACCCAACGTGGATATATAAAGGGGAACTAAAATGTCATCACCCTGGCTAATAGGCGTCCTCAACGAGGACGGCACAGTGCGGAGCATCTCCGTTCACTGTGATGGTGGGGTGCAGCACGGTGGGCGTATTTTACACGCACATTACCTCACTATGCCCAAAATTGCGGCCCTCATAGAACTGGGCAACCTCTCAATACTCGGCCCGGAGATAGGGAAGGAACACGACTGGGACGAATATCGGGACACAATGAGTAATCCTGATGGTATGTATCAGAGGGGCTGGTGCAACTCCCGTCTACGGGACAGGAAGTATTGGTGGGATACCCCCGTCACATTCAACTCTGAGCAGGAGTATCGTCGAGAAACAAGTTACGGCGATTGGGAACAAGTGTATCTCTTCAAAAGCGGCGAATGGTGGCTCATAGATTACATGGACGATTTTGAAAATAAGTTCGGCTGGGTGAGGGTTGCCGACGCCCTGGCCGAATATGAAAGGAGCAATTTCAGTGCAGCGAATAGTTAGACACAATCCACACCTGGTAGCGGCGATAGTAGCTCTGGCAGCGGTGATGCTGTTGGCCCATTATACGGACTCCCAATTCTACCGGAGCCAGGCTTCCCGCACCCTCCCACCTTTGTCTCCTACACACGAGGAGGCACCACCTATTCCATGCAGGGAAGTAAGTTACAGGGGGTTCAGCAGGGACGTACTATCGGACAGAATAGCCCTCGTAACAATGCCCTACTTCGACTCAACCGACACACTGGACGCCGAGGGGTATATAGAGCCTGACTGGGGCGAGATACCCAAGAATAGGATTACATTCGCGTGCTGGGGGCTAAGTTTCGATGAACGTACCGGACACTGGGCTTACTCCTGCGGGCCATTCTATGGCCCCGGGCAGAACCACGGACAACCATTCCTAATACTGGAACAGGATATGGCACTGCTCTTCGCGGAGTATGGTGCTTACGCAATAACCCGCTAGGGGGGAGGTAAGTATGCTTTACCGTCATGAGTTTACAGCCGTAATTTTCTCGGGGATAGAAGATACGGACACGCTAATAGGCGCACTGGATTCTGAATTGGACATCTTTGTGGAGTCTGGTGAGAATGCCGATGGAGTACACCACATACATTTCGAGTGTGATGAAGGTAGGCCGGCTACTCCCGACGAGATAGAGGAGTATGTGCCTGATGATGCGGAGGAGGAGGAATATGCCAACAATCAAGGTTCCTAACTACACAGCCGGGCAGTTTTCGCCTACACAGTGGGCTACCGCTGCCGAAAAGGCCCGGTGCCTGAAAGCCTTGTGTTCATGGATTGTGGAGGGTATGCCACAGAAACGCTTCATCAGTACGAACAAGCCCCTCTACCATATGCTTTATCAGCATATGGGGCACATGGCCCATTATGACAGGTGGGGGTTTTACGACGCATGGTTTAGCAACCCTGTACACCAGCTGGATTTCTTGCAGTATCACGCACGACAAGCTGTTTATGGTTCTCCAGAACATACGTGGAGTGATGCTGAGTTGGCTTTCAAGGAGTGGGTACTCAGCTCGGGTATCCTGAGCATTTATCGGGACAAAGCCGCCGAATATACCATGCGCATGGACGTAGCGACAGCCCAACATGCCCTGGCTAACCTGCCGGAAGAAGCCAGACAGAAAATTATAGAGCAGTTCAGTGGATAATACCATGCCTCGCTTAGGAAGTTTCTACTACACGGACAACGAGTGGGAGGTGCTCAAGTATGGGTTCAGCCTTGCCGAGCGTAACAAGGCCATTGAACTCATAGGGGCCGGCAAACCTGTTGACGAGGCGATTTCGTGGCACCGTAGATACTCACACAGATTGGGTACGTTGGAAGAATTAGCCCGGGCGGAAATAGACAGACGATGTATGGAGGAGGTGCAGCAATGCCTGATGAAACACTACCAGACGAGATAGGTTACACCAACCTGAATCTTGCGAAGATTTTAGGGTTTTACGCCACTCGAGTAGGTACCACCGACTACTGGAATGTATTCAACGATAGCAAGAGGCGCGTGGGAAGTATCAAACGAGAGAAGTGTAGCTTTCCCAAGTGCCCGAATGACAAGTTTACCGTACTCACCAACTTGGGGTATACGGACAATTCCAAGCATAACTCACTCGACAGGGCTGTGGAGTGGTTCGTGAAGAACGAAGGGAGGTAGCTATGCCGAAGATTACACACCTGGAAGATGGCACCAAGGAGCTAAAGCTGGTTCTGGTGCTCAGGGAGATGCCTGAGTATGACGATACCTTTGCTACCTTTTCGGCCACCTTTGAGGGGTGGCGTGAAGATGTCGAGGCGCTGGCCCATGCCCCGGGAGAAGCAGCGTCCATTCTTGTCAACGCCATAGCGGAGGGTATAGACGAGGGCAAGGAAGATTTTTTAGCGTTGTTCGATAAGGAGTGAGATATGCCACAGTACGAGATTATGAAGGTGTCCACCGTCAAGGAGCGTTTTTACATAGAGGCGCCCAATGAAAAGGAAGCTGTAGAGGCTGTCGAAGATAGGGACGCCGACGATGAGGATTGGAACCTCGACTATACATTCATACGTGGGTGTAAGTTTGAGGAAAAGGTATACGAATCGGTGTTGGGTAGCAGCTTCACTATCGGCAGCCGCCACTCAGACGAGGAATTTAGGGAGTACGTGGAGGAAGAAGATGCCGACTAGCACTATTTTGTTTGACAACACAGCCTGCTCTCTGCCAATCCATGCGCTGGAATGCGAAGAACATGTGGAATTTCATCTCAAACCTATAGGCGTGGAGGTTGGGGTAGCTCACGGCACTATACAGCAAGCGATAGTCCTGCTGCAAATAATGTCTGTGGGGGTTAGGAATCGAGAGGATGGCACAGAGAATTATGCTGAACTGGAGTCGTCTACGGAACCCCTGGTAATCAGGATTCCATACCAGGACATCGAGAAATACTTGGTTACGTAGAAGTGCCTATAAGCCCGGCCTGAACAACCGGGTTTCGCAAATGAGGGTAGACATAGATGCTAAAAAAGCCCATTCTGCGCGGGAGGTTATCTCGCGCCGTTGAGAGAACTGGAAATTCCAAACTAGGTGACGCCGCGGCCACCTATGTATCTAAAATCACCTGTCCTGTAGAATGCCCTTTGCTGAACAATGGCTGTTACGCACAGGGTGGACGGGTAGCCCTACAAACCCGAGAACTGAACTCCGACACCGAAGGTTACACACCCAAAGATGCGGCCATCGAAGAAGCTGGCTTTATCCGAACGTTGGCGGCGCTTACTCGTCGCCCCCTGCGGTTACATGTTGATGGTGACTCACCCACAGATGAGTGCGCCAGTATCGTCGGCGAAGCTGCCGAGGAGTATCACGGCTGGGTTTGGACATATACACACGCATGGAGGCGTGTGAAGCGAATAAGTTGGAGGAAGAAAGTATCGGTTCTGGCTTCATGTGAGAACATGGGCCAGGTTGAGAAGGCCCACAAGCGCGGCTATGGAGCAGCTATAGTAGTGCCTGACTTTCCCAACGGTAAAAAAGCGTGGAAAGAGGGTGATTTCACCCTCATACCATGCCCGAATATGTCGGACAAAACCATCACCTGCACCGACTGCCGGCTATGCTTCAACGATACCGGGCTGCACGAACGCAAAGCTGTGATTGCGTTCAAGGTGCATGGTAATCGCAAGAAGCGAGCAATTGAAGTGATACAGGAGGCATTCAAATGAGCAACACAGAATACGTAGAGGTTAGTCACTTCACCCCCAACCATACCATACAGGTGAACTGCCTCGGTGGGTTGGTTGAGATACGAATAGAACAAACCGTCACTGGCCGCAGAGTAGTAATCATAAACCTCATAGACGACTATAGCTACTCAATCCTTCCTGTGTGGGAAGTATGCGCGGGGGGAACGAAACTGAGGATTGACAACATTCTGGATTATGACTGAGAGGAGTGGTATATGGATAGGCTAATTTTGGAAGCTGGTGTTTTGAAGCGCATCCACGTCAACAAGCACGTCATAGCCTCAAATCGCAAGCACGGTACCCAGGAGCCGGTGTACACCACCAAGTGTAAGGGCAAGACTTACATCAGTGAGTCTGTACACATAGAAGGCCCCTCGAAGGCAATCTATACCCCGGAAAAGCCACTGTCCTGTGGAGCAGTGGCCTACATAACCACTGTGGGGGCAGTCTGCCTCATCAATGTGAAGGTTAAGGAAAAAGTATGCTCACTGTAGATAATCTTACGCACACACCATACCCAACACGCAGCCGGTACATCAACAGCTTCACCTACTTGCAGGGTGTCCTCGAGCAGAAACGAAACTTCATTTGCACGTTCAGAGTGGATGAGCAAAGCCTGGGTGCATGGGGGATGGTGCGTATCTACTTCTTGCACGATGAAGCTCCTGTAGAGATTACCGAGCATGTTGCCAACATTCTGGACTACGGCTGCTGTGGTGAGGGCATATTCGTGTCTCCCCAGCATAGGTATTCCATACCGGGAATGGTGGGTAGACTCCTGTTCGACAATGTGAGCAAATTCTATGCAGCCTGGCTGTGATAAGCAGTCAAGGGTAAGGAGTGAGGGATGGGGAGCAAGAAATCGAAAACTCAGGTGTACCTGGGCTGCAAAGTGTTCTTCATAGAGATGCCATCGAACGGTACAAAACATGGTATAAGGCTCATCAGCAACGAGGAGAAGTTCTGGGACTTGCTAACTTACGACGAAGCGTTCTATGAGCCGGAGGGCCCACTGGTAAACGGACTTTATGTAGTGAAGGTGTACCCAGAAATCTCCGATGAGTACGCCATCAAACATATACGTAAGTGCATCAAGAAGGCCGGGCTAACCCCGATGGGCCTGATTGGCACGAGTGGTAAGGAGTAGATATGGATACGAAGCTGGAAGAGTTGAAGGCACTGCTCGACACCTTTCGAGGGTGTGATGCTAGTGCCGTATGTGCTTTCCTGCCCTACGAAAGTAGCTACAAGAAGATGTCCAAGAGGACAGCTCGCTTCTATCGCCTGATAAACGAGCTGATGCTCGTCATGCGTGACGATGGGCGGCCTTATTACATATTCGAGGAGGACGAAGATGCCTAAAATAGGAAAGTACGTGCTCAAGAGTGACGACTACAATGATTATTCCCTTGTGGGGAGTTCAGTGTGGATAAGTGTTGACAATATCAGCGTTTACATACGTCGCCGGTTGGGGGATAGTGGGGTGTATGTTGAATTGATGCCTCGTGGGTATGAGGCTAACGTTGATGGCATCCTGAATGAAGCCTCGGCTTCGTCCGAGGACGCGCAGCGATACATAGACAGGAAAGTGCTAGAAGAGGAAGCTGCTCGTGAGGAAATTGAGCTGGCGGAAGCTGCTCGAGAGAAGGCCGAAGATGCCTAAATATAACGTCCATATATACACCATCGTGCGTGTGAAGGTGTGCGGTGTAGAGGCCGAGTCGCCGGTGGAAGCCATTGAAGAAGCCAGAAAGAAACCCCACTACTACGACTTGTTCGACTATATACCAAACCTGAAACAGTATGGTGTGCGTGAGGCGGGGTGGGGTGCGAAGCATGACGGCTATCTGGTGGACGAAGAGGGTGACGAGGAGTATGAGAACTCCAAGTATTACAAGGACATCGGCGGCAACCCCGTAGAGGAGGTAGTGCCAACCTATGACGAACTCATCGAAGCTGACGGTACGCAGGCGCCGTAGGCTAAACTCGGCCAACATACGTGTGTACAGGACTAATGATGCCGGTACCGGGTTTCGTTACGAAGCTCAGGATAGTGCCGGAAAGCTGATTGGGGGTTGTGCGGAAACCGCACTCTCTGGCAGTGAGGGTAGCAGGCGCTCGGCTCTTATGGCTGTTGTGCGGTGCGTGGAGGATACCGGAAGGTTTGACAGGGTTTCCCTGCCCACCGAGCTTACAGAACTCTAGCATAACGCTCAAATATTTGATATAATTTGAGTGACACTCAAAGGAGGTAGGATGTCTGATTACTTGTTTACAAGACAGTTCTTTGGTTACGCAGACACCGACAAGAAGCGTACCGTAGAGGATAGGTTGCAAGAGGCGATGCTCAGGTATACGGAAAAGTACGGCAACCAGCCCGATATGATAGTGGTGAACGCATCGGACGTCGAGCAACTTGTTGCGGAGATGCGCAATAAGCCTTTCTTGGTAGAGGGGCAGCCACCTGCCGAGGCACCCCTTGATGCCATGGCCGAGGTTGGTAAGTTCTGCGGAGTGGGTGTCTACACCCGGCCATACATACGCCCCGGCCACTTTTGGCTGGGTATCCATGAGGAGAAAGTAGCATGAGTTGGGACGACATAGACGACGATAATTACTCAGACGGTATGACACCCCCACACTACAATGCCGGCAACGCCGGCTGGATACCACTCGACGATGATAGGAACTTTGACAGCTACTGCACATGTGGATGCCAATGTGAGCAGAAAGTTGAAGATGAGGGAAGGTGTGAGGACTGCCGCAAGGGTAACCACGTAGAGGCTTGTTGATAATGTGTGCCAAACCGTGGAGTGAGGCAGCGCACCTCACTCGCCTGGACAAGCATATCAGCAAATGCTTCGATATGAACACCCCGGCCTCGAAGAGCAGTTCAGAACGTTTCCGTAAATGGTACGAGAAACGTAGCCAGGAGCCGGGATTTGTCGAAGAGTTCAAGGAATACAAGCGCAACAAGATGCGCGAGTATCGAACAAAAAGGAGAAAGTAATGACTAGCTTTGCGATACCAGTACAACGCGGCTGTGGGAGCCGCCAGAAGGGGGGCGTTTACTTCGAGACTGCCCATGGCCCCGGAGGAAAGCCTGTGGAGTTCTTCCTGATAGACTCTCCCCTGCCGGTGCCCGCGGAACTGAACCTCTCTTCCATAGGGGTGCAGCTCGTGGAGTTCAACGGTGTCTACCACCTGATAGATGTCGTGGGCAAGGAGTATTACCCGAACGTGGCCGATTTTGTAGAGGAGGTGCGCAGGTTTGGGGTGTCTCGCCGGCTACCTTCTTCGCTCGACTTTTCGAAGATTACTCCCGAAACCAACCTTTATGCAGTGCATGACAGGGCCATAGTCAAAAACACCGGTGACTGGTTTGAGTATCCGGGCAACGAGTCTCCTGTCTGCCCCAAGGGGCTGGAGAACCACCCTCGAGGCGTGGAGTGCTGCGCCTGGGTGTGGTGGAATGATGTGGAAGGTGGGCACACACCCTCGCTGGCCGACTCCCTATTCGGCCCGGAAGAGTTGACAGACGTGTATGATTTGGAAAAAACCCGCATAGTGCGGGCTATGCCCTCGTTCACCTACCGGGCACACTCTCGCCCGGAGAAGATTACCCCCAACTATGAGAGGGGCTTCTTCGCACGCTTCCCCATTGGTAGGCTGGTGGTGGTGAAGGGTGAGGATAACACCGAAAAGTTAGACAAGGTGCGCAAGGCACACACGCTGGTGGAGGAAGTGGATGAGTAAATCTACCACAGCGCAACGTATCGCCACCCTGGAAAATGCTCTGAAAGAAACCCTGTGGATGGCGAGGAGATATGCCGATGGCCGCGCTACTTACGCGGCCAGCTCCTACAATTCCGTAGTTCGACAGTTACTGGAACTGGGGGTGAGCCTGCCAAAAACGGACGGCACACTTTGGGCGCGTGATGGGATGGGGCGCAGGTATGATGGGCTGACTGACGCCGAGGCCGAGGAAGGCGCCAAACCACCAGATTGGCGTGAGGTGCTCAACACCCAGATACAGCTAAGGTTGCAGGAGAGGGTGTGGGAATTAGAGGGGGCGCTCGATAGGGTTGATTGGAGAGATGTGGGCCCCATAAACAACGATATGTGCAGGGAGTGTGAGGCCACCATTGACGCCGAAACCCAAGAATTAGCTGACGGGAGCGGGTGGGATTACATAGTCCACAAAGCCGACTGCCCTATAGCCGTACTAAAAGGAGTGAAAAGTGAGAAAACTATCTGAACTGATACATGAGGGTAGCCAGTGCCGCCCGCAAGGCTTCAATGGCTTCGTACAACTAGCCGGGGAGAATGACGAAATACGCACCTGTGCCATCGGCGCCGCTATGGAGGCTGTTGCTTCTGCTCCAACCCGTGATGGTTGTTCCTATTCATTCCATAGTTGGGAATCGAAAGGGTATACAGGGTTACGCGAAGCACTTGGGATAGACATAGAGGACGATGATGAAGCCAGCATACCCTACCCACCAGAGTTAGGTTACAAGAGAGAACGCGACTGTATTCTGGAGGTTGTCGCTGTTCTGAACGATGAATATAAGTGGACGCGAGAGAAGATAGCCGATTACCTCGAAAGTATAGGATATTAGGGGGAACCATGAAACTCGCTATGTCACCGGAAGAGTTTAGCGCGTGGCTTGAGAGGGAAAACTCCTGGCAATTCCCGGCCAAACCATACACAGATTGGCAGTGGTGGCTCGCAAGGGTTGATACACTAGCCAACCAGGAGATTACCCAACAGACAACCCTCAAAGAATTATCAGAAATCCATGATGCACGTTACATACTTGAACGCTTCGCAGCGTTCTCCGAAAAGCCCACTTAGGAGGAACAAATGAACACCGTAATCGAAGAAACAACCCAACTCAAACTAACCCCGGACACCCCTTACACACCTGAACTACGCAGCATCTTCCTGACGCTGCTGCCACCAGACGAGGAGATATTTAGCAAGGAGCCGTCGCCTTCATTCGTGCGCAGCGTCGAGGCTTTTGGGGTGCTGCAACCTATCGGAGTGGTGCCCAGCACCGTATCCCCAGGTGGGTATGAGATAGGATTCGGCAGGCGCCGCGTCAAGTCTGCCCGCAAGGTAGGTATGCTGGAGATACCTGCTCTGGTGTTTCCCGAGGGCACACCGCTGCATATCCTGGCCGAGATAGAGAACAACCAGCGCTCTACTGACAAAACTCAGGACTTGCGCTTCATTTCTCAAATGGTTCGTGACGGGGCAGACGAGAAGGAAATCTCCAACATCACTGGCATGGCGATACCCACTATACGTAAGATGCTGCGCTTCACTTCGCTGGTGCCGGAGCTGCAAGAAGCCTTTATGGACGGGCGCATGGCCCTGACTGCCGCTGAGAGGGCTGTGAGACTGCCCAAGAGCAGCCAGCAGGAGCTGGTGGGGGTGCTGGAACAGGCGGGCAAACTCACCGAAAAGGATGTCCACACAGCCAACAAGGTATCCTCGGCAGCAGCTCTGCAATCCGTAAGTAGCCTGTTCGATGCAGCCCCGGAAGAGGTGCCCTGGTACATGCGCGTCAAGGACGACATCACCCGAGCCCTCGGCGCCATACACCCGGCACACCCACGCCGGGCGGAGTGGGAGAGAAAGTTGGAGGAGCTGGTGGGGGAAATCTACGCAGACGGAGCAAAGTACAATGCCTAAACATATGTACGAAGTATACAATTTGCTAGGGGTTGTCGAGATAAACGTAGCTCTGGCCTGGGCGCTTATCGAGTCTGACGGCAGAGAGCCCAGCGGGTACGCCGATGTGCAGGAGCAGGGGCTCAAAATGTTCGGGCCACTGGTGGAGGAAGAGGAAGCTCCCAAATACATAAACCTGTTCTCTTACTATGTGGACAAAGAAAAAGCCCTCACCGACGAATCCGTAGATGTCACAGTGCCGGTGATTCTCGCGGATATTGGGGAGTACGGCACCCCTATTATCGATGGTGTCCATCGCATGTATAAGGCGTATGCCACCGGGGTAGAAACTATACCGGTGCATAAACTGTCTGCGATAGAAACCTACTGTCTCATGGGAGAGGGCAGGAGCCTTCTCTTCCACAATGATGGGCAAACACGCAACAATAGTCGCATAGAAGAGATAAAGCAACTCCAGAAGAAGCTCAAGCCGCTGAAAGGAGCGATAGCAGCATGATGAAAGCATCAGAACTGTTACGAGAAACACGAAAACTCATCGAAAAACCCGAAAACTGGACAACCGGCGCCTGGGCAAAGGACGCCAAAGGCAAGAATACACACGAAACCAGCCCAAACGCGGTTTGTTGGTGTGCCTTCGGGGCGTTCCTGAAAGCATCGGATGCGGCTTATAACTCTGGCGAGTATAGAGAGCAACTTTACTTCGCTGCGGAGGCTCTAACCAAGTGTGCTGGTGGTAGTGTCATAACCTTCAACGATTTGCACACCCACGAAGAGGTACTGGCCCTGTTTGACACCACTATAGCACAGCTGGAAGCTGTCGAGGCAGCAGCATGAGCCTCATACTTCCACCGCACGTCGAAGAAGCACGACGTAAGCAGTCTCTGGCAGGCACCTACACCCCTCTTCCCTTACCCTCAGAAGTCAAGGAGGTACTCCTGCCCAACGGAGTGAAACTCCGACAGAGGGAAATAGTGCGAATGTCCAACGGAGAGCCGGGGGTGTGGTATGTAGCTTCACGTACCGGCCTGCGTGTACTGGCAACCACCCGTGTACAGGAGGAATCCAGGATACTGCTAGTCTCCCTGTCCTACAAGAATAAGCCACCCTCTCTGGCAGACGTCTGGAATGTACGGGCAGGTTTCTACCCTAACGAAGTGCCGGTAGTTATATATGTCGGCGATAAATTTGCCGACGATGCCGAGCATAATGTGGTGGAGTTGAGGCAGGCCGGGTAATGAGCAAAATTTACCTGGATAGCTTCGATATAGAGGTAGAAAAGGCAGTGCTCATAGATTCTATTGCGAAGAAAAACGACGCCTTCTGGCGTGAAAATACGTATATCGCAGCCGAGGTGAGTGCTGCTCTGGCTAATAATCAGTTTGTGTCTCTGGAGAGGGCAGAAAGGTTCCTGCACCGTATGGTACACAAGTATCGTAGGGAAATAGCGGTGGGGTTCAATAGTCGGGGAGAGTATGCGTTCAACATTACGGGTGGGGAGTATTCGATAGAAATCCCGGACTCCATGATGGAGGAGATAAAGGAGGGAGGGGTGCTTACGCATTCTCACCCGGACGATGAGCCACTGAGCTGGAACGATATTTACTCCTCGGCAATTTGGGGGCTGTGGGAAATCAGAGCCGTTACACCGTGCGGTACGGTTCACACTATATCGGCTCCCACCAATCTTGGTGGGAAGATTAGGGCTTTAGAAAAATTTGTGGAGGAACATGGTTGCAGTATGTACACCACCGAACGAATCCTAACAATCTTCGCCCAGGAACATAATCTGCATTACACAACATTACACATAGGAGGGGGTATTGAACACGAATCTGGAAACCACGGCTAGTCACATGGAAGCCAGCTACAATCTTGGGTATGAAACCGCGAAGAAGGATTATGAGTATGGCCCACCCATCTTCAACAACTACTCGTGGTTTATTCGCAGGAAGATGACACTTTTACCAGTTCCCACAAGCTACGACGATTTTTGCCGTGGCTACACACAGTTTATCCGAGAGCAAACCACTTACCTTGCTTACAAAGATGATACAGGGGAGGTTTACGTATTCCATGACATAGCAACCGACACCTTCGGGTACGACATTATATTCACCCCGCAGAACCGGACTGCCTACTCAGCAGGGCAAACTACGGGGTTCAACACAACCTACTTCGCCGAACTGGAAGGTAGGAAAATTCTAGCATTAGGAGCAAGCTAACATGGCAGATACATTTGGAGCCACCACAGAAGCAACAATCAACCCGAACGCCTTGAAACCTCCCGTACCGGCCCTGTACGGGGGCCGGGGGCTACGCCCGCTGGCGGAGATACAAGAGGACTTGAAACGCCCCATACCGGCAGAGCTACTCTTCTGGAAACCCGGTAAGGGTGGCAGCAAAATGCTACTCTACTGGCCCTGGTGGGTTGGTGTCCGGGCATTCGACAAGATGGCCCCCGGGTGGAGTTTGGAACTCTCCTCACCGGTAATCTCCTCCGACGGGCACGTTTCGATAGTCGCCAAAGTGTTCATACCCTGTCTGGAAAATTCCTACCCGGGGTTCTTCAAATCCTCGAGCGGGGGTGATTACGAGGGAACCAAAGAGGCCCAGCAGGTGCAGGGCAGCAGCGGAACGTACACCAAGGAAGCCACTTTTGGCAAGGGATTTGACCCGGTTCTGGACGCCGAACGGCAGGCAATGTGCCGGGCTATGTCCAACTGGGGGTTCGGCTTTGATTTGTACGTACCGGAGAAGCTCAGGTTACACAAGTGGGTTGAGCCACCCCCGCCAGATGATGAGCCGTGGAAATACCCCAATCGCCAGCAGGGGGGGAGCTACAAGGGTAAGGGGCGTTAGATGGCTACCAAAACCATCACAGTATGTGACTTTTGTGGAGAGGTGTTGGAGGAAAAGCGGGCGGTGATTGAGGTAAAGTCTACCGAAATTGTGCTCAATCCGCACAATGGGATAGCGGATAATATGTACGAGGAGCTGGATATGTGTATGTATTGTGTAGAGTATGGGCTAGAACACCTTCTCAAACAAATCAATTACCAGCAGACAGTCGAATGGAGAACTTCCCTGAAAAATAAATGCGACGATAGAATCTACTCCTAACCACCAATATCCATTACTTAGTACCCCCGAGCGCATTGCTCGGGGGTTTTTGTATCTCTGAAAGGGGGTGGTTTATGAAAGGGTAACCTCGTCGGCAGTATCAGCAACACTAACATAAAGGAGAAAATCGTGCAGTTCAAATCGACAGCCAGAAAGTTCCTGGCATTAATCCTGGGTGTGTCTGCCCTGGCCGGTATCGCGCACCCGTATAGTGCGCAAGCAGAGGCAGAGCAGCCCCAGTCTCCGGGCTTTACCACCGAAACAAAGCCTATAGACGACCCGAACATTATGCGCCTCACAGTACAATTCAACTTGCAGGGGTTACCCCAGGGGATTATTTGTGACTCCAGGCGCAGCACAAGGTTCGTAGCCATTCAGTTTACTCTGAACGGTAACATTTACGATTGGTACCCTCAAACCGACTGTTTGGGTAGGGCCGAGGTTGACTTACCCAATGGATACGGGCAGTTCGAATTATGGGCCAAGGCGGATTCGTGGTTGGCGGCTCGTGGCTCATTCACATGGCCCGGCCCAGGCTATAACCTCGTTATAATCAGTGACCCGCTAGATGGTGGGGATGCGAACGCCGACAACATCATAAACATTGTTGACTTCAATGTTTATGTGAACACGTTTGGGTGTTCCTGGGTGGATTCATGTTACCAGCTCTTCGCCGATATTGACAGAAACCACTTCATCAGTGTGACGGACTTCAACATCTTCCAGGGAAACCATGGAAATGCTGGCGCACCACCGATACACTAACACGTTTTGATAGTCTCGTAGCTCATGTGGTACAATTATCCTTGAATCCCTTGGAGGTATACACATGAGCTACAAACTAACCATATCCGCGGCACTGGTGTTGGTGCTGGTAACTGTATTGGCCGGGTGCAATATCCAACCCCCACTCACAGTATCTAGTAGGTTGGTACCTGCGCGTTATACGTATATGGTTCCGACACCGGGGCCGACAATTCCAGAGGCAATAGAAACAGGGGAGCCCAAATAATAGCAATTCCTGCAACTCATGTGGTATACTGTTTCCCAAATCTTACGGAGGGTAGATACATGGATTGCAGGGACTGTTCACGCTGCCATGAACGAGCGGCTATAGGAATGTCAATGGGGTGCATTCGCGTAATGTGGGCCCTGACAACCATTCCGTTCTGGATTGACTTATTCAGGAAAAAGTGCCCGTACTGCGGGCACCCCATTAGTTGGCACAAGTTTGTATAGGAGAAAATAATGCCTCAGTATAAAGTTCTGGACAAAAATGCTCTGCGCAGGTTCAGTAAAGAAGCCGAGAAGCGTGGGATAACGGGCGCCAGTGTGGAGAGGCTTGATAAGCTGCTAGAGAAACAGCCCGACGATACCCTGTACCCTATTGGCTTTTCGTACCTGCATAATGACAAAGATGTGAGGTGTTCGGTAACACTCAACGAAGATAGCGAATCTGTGCTACTGGACATTCCTCTGCAAAACTTCAACCACCTGCCAAGTGTAGAGGTTGATGAATGATGGAAATGACAGTCGAAGAGGCAATATCTCACCTAAACTACAGTCTTGCGGTTGGTTATGAAGAGGATACTAAGCCTCACACCTTGCAAGAGCTAGATGCTATAGCATACTTAGTGTTGTCAAAAGAGATGCTCCGACTGCGAGGGATAATCTGCAAGGCCGGGGTTATGATGAGAGAGGCTGGTGTCAATAGTGGTAGATACACAGACGAAGTGCTCGCCGAATCCACCAAGTATGACAGATACGGAAAAATAAAGGGAGGGGGCTAATTAGCCCCCTCTTCCTCATCCTGCCAAGTCTATCACCCTCTCGTGCATGTACTCCTTGGCTGCGGTGTACAGGGCGCCCTCTGCTTCACTGTCAATCCACTCCAATTGGGTGGCCCCATCGTGCCCGTGGACATCAATGGCAGCCGCGATACTATCGAAAATAACATACGAGCGGTTATCCCCTACACACCAGCGCATCGCCACACGCCCGTCGGAGAACTCAACACCCTCCACAACCACCCCCGGGCCGGAGTAGCCGCTGATGTCCTGATACCGAACGAATACAAACCTACGCACTATCCTTCCTCCAATAACTTATAGTCACCTTCTACGATGTCCATATACTCAGGCATACGCTCCTTACGCCTGCGAGAGCCGCTGATGAGCCTCTCGTAAAGCCCCCGGGCCACCATCTCCAACGCCTGCTTACCACTGACAGGCTCACCACCGTCGAGTAGCTGACTGACGCGGGCAATCTCCTCGATGATAATCATGGCGTCGGAGTCGAGCTGCTGCACCATAATCACCTGCGTGTCCGACAACTGCCCCAGAGCCTTCATGAGGGTGGTAATCTGGGCGTTGAGGGTTTCGCCACCTTTGAACGCTGCATTCCACTTGAGCGGGTCACCAGTTTTGAGAGGTAGCCGGCCACATTCACGGCACCGGCCAAAGTGCTCATCATGTTCCCAGTCACCGTGAAACCCAATCTCGGCTTGCAGGGCATTCTGCAAAAACTCCGTCCTACGGATGGCACGCTTGATTACATCGAACGTATCCATGGCCTTTTCGAACGCAGCATCGCGCTTATCCTGGGCCACGTCCGAGGCCGGCTCAATCATTTTTTTCGTAAGCCTGCCCAGCCTCTCCAACTGCTCCTTGTACCGGAACACCGTTTTCGAAGAGATACCCAATTCCTCGGCAATCTGTGGGTACGTCATGCCCTTGCCAATCATTTCCTCAATCATGCCGAGGCGTACTGTGTCATAATTGTCGCCTGTTGCCAATGCTTCCTCCCCTACTCTAGGGTATCTATACCCATATGGCGCTTGAGTCTGTTGACTTTCTCGGCCAAATCCTTACGGTGGGCCAACTCCACAAACTCAATCAACTCGGCCAGCTCTTGCGACACATAGGCTGCACACGCCAGCCACCCCCAGGCCATCGTGGAGCGCTTTACCCCACGGCTATCCCGCGTGCGCAGGATTGGAGCCATATCCTTCCACACCGTTACAAAACCCTTGTGTCGCAGCTGGAAGTGCCGGAACTCCTCGTCGGTTATGAACTGTATTGGCCTACCCATATGGTAGCTTCTCCGGGGATACTTGCTGCACAAAAGTTTGAATGCTGTACGATTTGCCCTCTTGCACATGGTAGAAGTTGTCGACAGGGCAGATGTACAGTTTATAGTCCCGCTCCGTGTATCGAACCTGATACTTGTTCCACAGGTACTGACGAGCCAACTCGGCAGCTTTCATATAATCCTCAGCCACTATGGGAAAGGAGTTGAACTCAACTATGTCCTGGGTGTTTATGGGGGCAATTGCCGGTGGGACGGTAACCTGAACAGCCTCCACACGAATCGGTGGGAGTACAGTCACGCGCTTGTACACGGCATAGTTGGCTATGTAAAGTTTTAGTTTGTCCATGTTGCCAACACCACAATTGTTCCAATAGCTATGGCCCATACGATAATACTAATAGCTATGATTTGAAGTACATTCAGCCTATCTTTACTCATCGTGCCTCCGGCAAAATATAGTTGGTGGTGAGGGGGAAGTTAGTCCTAAAGTTGGGCATAACCCCGCTTGTCACCAGCATCACTCCGATATAAACAGGCATTCCGCCTATGTTCTCACCCTCCGGGCCGACTATTCGAACTATGCCAACCTCGCCATCGTCGTCGGTGGAAATTTGTGACGTGTCAACACGTAAGTCTAGGCGCTGTATCCCACCAACTGCCGGTGGAAACACCGTGCCCTCTGACGGAGATACACTCAGCCAGTCTCCAGCGTCGCCCAGTACCTCGGCCTGCCAACTCTGCTCACTGGCCGCGGCATTGTACAGATAGGTGGTGAAAGTGTAGATGCCGGTGGAACGGGCGTCTATGCGCACATTGTTAGACGTGACATTCACCATACCGTGTGCCTCGTGTGGGGCAGGGGTTGGGAATCTGGGACTGAATGAGGTTTCAGTCTCTAGCTGGAAGTTAGAAAGTTGTGCGTTTTGCGCACGAACGTATATCTGGTTCAGCCCCGAGTATAATTTGCCCGGAGGTATCTCGACATAATTCAGATGCTCCAGATAGCATGGTGTGCCTGTACACGAACGTACCGGCACGTCAATCCAGCCGGTGGTGTTCACCTTTACCTGTATACTGCCGGAGTCAGCGTTACCCACGAACAGTAATCGTGTTCGACGTTCAAGTTGCGGTTCTCCGGGCCACCAGATAAAGATGCGGCGCTCACGAAGGCTGCTGAAATCCAGCCTCGGGCAGTCCTGCACCCTGTCAACTTCCATGCGTGTAACCGGAGGGCAGCCCTGATACCCAGTCACTGCGGTGCCCAGAGAGGTGCCGGCAGGCCCATCGAAGATAATATTATCCCAATGCACCACTTGATTGGCTACAGGTGCGGTTATCCTATCTCTGGCCGAGTACCATGTACGGTGGGCCAGAATAAAGTACCCTCGGGTGAATGGTAGTGGAGCAGGAAATGTCGCCTGAGCCACAAGCTGCTGGTTTATGTAGAACTTGGCTCCGCGACGGCTAACCTCAATCTTTACAGGTAGCCTGATATTCACCGGGGTGAAAAGTTCCTGTGTGGATATATAATTTACTTCCGTTCCGCCCAAATTCAGGCCAATTCCGGGGAAATTGGAAGTATTACCACCCCTGTCAAAACGTGTGGAAAATTCCACCGAGTTAGGGTGCCCGTCACCCTCGCCGGCGCCAAACTCCTGCGCACTCCAAGGAACATTGTCCTCCCCTACCAGATGTATCTCGGGCCACTTGCCTTCGATGTGGTGCGTGGCCGAAAAGTCCATCTCGGTAATCAGAGTACGTGTCATATTGTCAGACAAATCCACCTGCACTCGGGGGCGGATGTACAGCTCCCCCCGTTGCTTGCCGCCGAGCATCTGCGTATGAATGTGGAGCTCCGACACGAACGTTAGGAATTTATCCGCCTGATTGACGCTCTCTGGGCGCTGCCCACTACCATATGAGGTGCGTATATCGTACAAGTTGCTCGACATAGCCCCGGGTACTGCTTCGTTGAAATTGTCGTTGAAGGCTTCATTCGGCAAATGTGTGGGGGCAGAGGTGTACTCCATGACACTTCCACCAAAGATTCTGGTACCGTCAGGCGACAGGCCGGACACCGTAACCGTGTACGGGTGCATAGGTTCCAGCCCATTCGCCTGTATAGCCCGGGCGTTGCCGGAGGTAATCTTCGACTGTTGTAGCTCCCCGGTGGAGGCATCATGCACCTCGAGCAGGGTGAACTGCTGGCTATTCGTGCCGCCTATGTCAACGTGCAGGGTGGAGTCGAGAGCCACCACCCCGAGAATAATTGGCGGGGAGGGTGCTGCCCCCGCTAATGCAATCAGTAGAACCGGCAAAACTCCGGCTAATATAACCAAGCGCCCTAATTTGCTCATCCTATTCCTCCACCCGGTTGATACTGGCATCGCTGGAAAACTTATCCCCGTACCTCTCGCGTAACTTCTTGATATTAGCCCCCATAATCTCCGGCAAAGTGACGTCGATGGTATCCGCGGCCAGGGCCAGGTACCACATCACATCCCCCATCTCTTTCACTACTTTTTCCTTGTCCAGCGAGTGCCCGTGGATAACGTGTTTCTTCATATGTTCGGTGAATCCACCTGCGTGGGTTACCAAGTTCATAACCGCACACAACAACTCTGCTGCCTCTCCACTCAGGCCAAATGCGGAAGCCATTAGCTGTTCTTCCGTCGGGGCCACTTTTGCAGTCTGTATCGCCATCCTTTGGTATTCCAGTGCGCTGCGTATTTCCATGTGCTTTCCCCTTTCTTCTCCTCTTGGCGCCCACCTTGACGCCTTTGTATGGCACTGCCATCTCCAAATCTATCTCGCCCGACTCCACCATAGCGTCCAGGCTTATCACACGCCACGAGGTGGCTATACGGTGGCGCTCCCTATCCTTCTCTTGTTTCAAGAACCTCATCCACTCCGGCATAGGGTGCCCACCATACTGGTGCCAGCACGTCGAACAGAATGGCATGGCTGCGTTGAGCGGTAGTCGAGTGCAGCCGGGTATTGCGCACCTGGCACCATGTAGCTGTGTCTGATTCACCAGATAACCCCACCAAGTAGAAACCCAACTACGAGGGCTAACAGGAAACTGTGCATAAACTTGAAGGGGTAATTGCGGAGTGACAGGTACATGAAATGCCAGTCACCTATCTGTACCCGCCATCGAAACCGCCCTGACGGCTTATCGAACAACCACCTGCCCTTCGTCATGGAGAACCCCCACTTGAACAGGAAAAATATCCACCCGTCACGCAGCCTATGGATTTGAATAGGCCCCCAGGTTTCGTGAAACATTTTAGCCATCTACCGTCCCTCCCGGGCTATCTGGGCACAGAGGCCCGCTACTGGGCACCAGGGCGCCTTCCCGCGCCAGCCGGTGCATTTCCACACACTGTCCGAGTCCAGCTCCGCATCGAGTACAGGGGGCAGCAACTCGTCCACGTCATACGTTCCGTCGAACACCCCGACAAATTTAGAGATACGTGCGTCCAGATACTCTTTGGTTTGCCCCAAAGGCCATAGCTCCAGTGCTGTGCGATGCGGGCGCTTCATGGAGAACTGCTGGATAAGGGCTCGGGTAACTTCAATCGGCCCCTCAGTCTCCCACGTTTCCAGAGCCTCACCGTCAGGGCACTCGTGCATAAACTCATGCGGCTGGGCCAGCATGTACCTGTACACGGATAGCTGGGGAACCCAGTAGGGCTTCTTCTTGCCTACATCGTCGTCCTTGATGCTCTTGTAATCTATGAGTAACTTCTGCCCTGGAATCACCTTGTCCGGTTTACCACGAAGGTACATCCACCCCCCACCCGGAATCTCGTAAGTTATGCGAATAGCCCTCTCCACAAGGGCATCATCTTCCTGGGTACCATCGTCGAGGAAGGCGTGTATCATCGTGCCCCGGTAGGCAGCGTAGGCATACTCAAGAGGCACCCAGTAGTCACTCTGCTGCTTGAGTACAATAGCCCGCGGGCAGTCAGAAAGCATCGTAGGAGAGATGTAGTCGCGCTCTTCCTGCACAAACATCTTCTCCACCGTCTGGGGTGTGTAGGGGAAGTCGTCAGGGTAGGTTCTCGCCAACTCGAGTATCTCCTCGTGAGTCCACCGTCGGCCATCCCAAATCCAACCGATTTGCATTATCCTACCCTCTTTTTTTCGTAGGCTTCCAGCGCCCGCAAGGTAGCCCGCACCGTACATTTCGTAACCTTCAACACCAGTGTATCTCCGGCTTCATTCTTGATAAGTACGGTGTTGTTGTCCGGCCTCATGAATATCTCAACTATGCGACTCCCCTTGAAAGTCACCGGCTTCTTGTCGCTCACTGTAGCTGTCCCTGCATCACAGGCAACCCTTCGTGGTACTCGGTTCCCGGAACCTCTCGAAGGATTACCTCTATCGGCACGGTGTGCCCGGTAGACATATAGAGGGTTCGTTTCTCCCGCTCCCCCTTGGTGCCCACCACCTTCTCCGGGTAAGACAGTAAATGCTCGGCCATCCACGATTTGAGGGCCGGCACCGGTATGAGCAGCAGCTTCCCGCTTGTCACGAAGTAATAGGCAACCACATCGGCGCAGGTGTAAATCATGCAGCCGGGGTTGCCCTTTGAATTGTTCGACACCCGCTCGAGGTAAACATTGCCGCTCGTCCACCTGTCACCCTTTACCTCGCACAGGCGTATACCATCGCTGCTCTCCAGCAGCAAATCCACATCCAAAAGCTGGAAGAATTTATCATCCTGAACGTCATGCACTTCACACTGGCTCTGGGACTTCACCCATGTGGAGAAGGACTGTACCGCCCAATCCCCTATCTTCGCGGCTTTGGAGAACGTTAGCATTACTTCTTTTTCCTCTTGGCCTCGGAAGATGCTTTTATGGCGCATTGGGCACACAGCTTCTTACCGAAGCGTTCCACAGACAAAGCCTCAACTTGCGCGGAGCTAATCTCGGCAGTGCCGCTGAAATAAGATTTGATGGCGTGTGGCTCACCATCCCCCTCACATTTCGTATACCCGTAAGACTCGGGGCTCTCGTCTACAGCGTCCCACTGTATACCTGTGGGTTCCGCCTCGACTTCTTCCTTCGGGGCTTCAATCTGATGCGCGTAATCAACGTCTACACCGGCAGTTCTCAGGCACTCATCGATAGCGTCGTCAAGCACATGCTTGACAGAACTTGTATTCAAAGTTAGGGCACCTATTTGCATGGTGCTCCAGTAACTGTACTCACCCCTCTCTGTTACCACCTGCGCGATAACCGTAACCATTTCGCTATCCTGCTCCAGCATTACAATCTGGGTAGTGATGGACAGCTTCGAAAACTTCCTGTGCGCGGCTTTTACCAGTTCAGTGCTCAACCTAGCTCCTTTTGTAAAGAGCGGGGGCTGTGGTGGCCCCCGCTCCGTCAGTTAGTCCTAGAAAGGCAAGTCGTCGTTTGGTGCCGATGCCTGGGTAGCCTCGCCACTCCCCATACTTTCCCGCAAAGCCTTGAAATCAACGCCACCACCAGTCTCAGGTGAGGAGGTGCCACTATCCCCACGCCTGTTCGGCGAGGAGAGGAACACTATGTTCTGAACAACATACTCGTTCGTTGTTACCTGAATACCGTCCTTCTCGTATTGACGATTCTGCGCACGCCCTACAACCTCGACGTGTGAGCCTTTTTCCGTATAATCCCTCACCAGTTCGGCCTGCTTGCCAAAAGCAACGATGTTGAACCAATCGGTTTTGTTCTTACCATCGGCGTCCTTTGTAAAGCCCGTTACCCCTATTGAGAACGAGGCAGTCACCTTGTCACCGTTAGTGAAGATTTTCGGGTCACGTCCTAGATACCCACTGAACACGCAATTATTCAATCCTGGGTTTGCCACTTCATTTACTCCTTTTCGTTCATACTAAGTATATACTATCAAGCATACTTTGACTATCAATCAAAGTATAGCACACGTTTGCCCGGCTGTCAAGGACGCATTTGAAAGATGGTGCTGAATGCCTTTGGCTGCACACCTTCCAGCGGTTGGAACTCCCCCCTAAAGTTCACATAACCTGCCTTGACAAGTTCGGAAATGTCCTTGCCGTATGTCGGGCTCCATGTAACCCGGTACGACTCGATACCAATGTTACGCATGACTCTCCACAGCCGCCTGCTGGCCTCGCGGCCCGCGGCGTCGGCGTCATAGCAGATATAAACACGCATCTCTGTCAGCTCCCCCAATATTGGCAGAGCTGCCTTCGACAGCAAGTTTCGACACCCGGAAGTGCAGGAGATGGCAACCCCACCTGCCTGCACCATAGCCAGAGCATCAAACTCCCCCTCGACGAGGGCAACCTTCTTGCACCCATTTGCCAGCAGGGGCCACCTCACCCCCGGCGGTATGTACCACCTTGGTGGGCTTCCACACCCCTCTGCGTGCCAGTATTTGTTTTGAGTGTTACGCCAGTTGTCCTCGTCTACCCTGTACCGTATGTTCACCAGCTTCCCGTTATAGTCAAACACCGGTATGGTGTACGCGAAGCCTGTCCACCCTATACGTGCTTCCCGAATGGTTTCGGGAAGCAGCCCATACTTGTTACATAGCCAACCAATCTTGTTTGGGTGTTCGTCCAATAATTTAGCAAAGCTATCAATGGTTGATGGGTTTAGGGTAAGGGGTGAGGGGAGGGGAGCGTCTGGCCCGCTCTCACCGTTGCACAACGCGGAGGCTATCTCCAGCGCATCTATCTTGCTACATTCACGCACCCTCATGATGTGCTCGAGGGCCTTCTCGCGGAATCCGCACACGAAGCAGTAGGTGTTGCTCGGGTATACGGCCAGGTTTGGCTTGTTCTTGTCTGTGTGCGCGGGGCACCTGACGAACACGGGGTTGCCGCGTTCCCCCGGGTACAAGCCACGCAAGTCCACACGCCTGGCTAAGTCAGGCACGAGATACTGTGTAGCAACCATACTCTCACTCCTTTCTGGCTCCAGTCGAGGTGGCCTCGGTTTTGACAGCGACTGACAAAATGGAGTATAACCGAAGGATATTTGATTGTCAATACTTTTGCCAATTTTGGTTTGGCTATTGACAAAGTTGGCAGAATGTTTTATCATCAGTCAAAGGGGTTGGGGTTGGAGCTGGAAAGAGGCAATACCTCTAACCTTGAAGAATATATTACTCTAATCCCTTTTCAGGGATTAGAACTAAAAGGAGTAGCCTATTAGTATTGCAGAATGTCTTATTAGTTAGAGAGTAAACACACCTAGGTTGCAGAGTTAAAGGGGTGAGAGTATAGGACATACGTGCTATGTGTATAGATACCCTCCCCATCCCTCACACCTTTACCTACTACGTTACGTAAGGAGAGTTTTATGAACTTGGAGGCGACTGTTACGAAGTTGAAGAAACTGAGTGCGGAGAACACGTTTGAGAAGATTAAGTTGTTTCGTGAGAAGCCCGGGTTTATACCGGGCATAAGTACGGGGTACCCAAAACTGGACAGGAAGCTGGGCGGCTTACAGGCGCGAACGTTTACACTTCTGGCCGCCCGTCCGAAGGTGGGTAAGAGTGCGCTGGTGCTCAACATAGTGCTCAATGCTGGGCTGGATGGCAAACGGGTGGCTTTTTTCTCGCAGGAAATGTCTGAGGACCAGCTACTGTGGCGTCTGGCGTCCATGACGTCCGGGATACCCGGGCAGGCGATACGGGAGGGGTTCAGGTACGAACATGGCGTTGAGGTGCCCTTGCAGGAGTATGAGTACGAGCTGTTCCAGAAGGGGGCCGAGTATGCCACCACCCTACCAATCGGGCTGCACGTAGGGGGCATCACCACAGACGCCATGTGGAAGGTACTCGAGGAGCTTGAAGGCAGAATAGACATTGCGGTAACCGACCATATCGGGCTGCACACTGATATGCCCACGGCATCTCCATACCAGCGTGTTACGGCAGTCACCCGCTCCCTCAAGGATATGAAACTGCGGTTCAACATTCCGATACTGGGTGTAGCGCAACTCTCGCGCTCGGTAGAGCAGCGAGAGGATAAGAGGCCACAGATTTATGATTTGCGGGACTCCGGTAGCGCCGAGCAAGACGCAGACACTATCCTGCTCATGTACCGTGCGGATTATTACGTGCCACAGGACGATGCTGCCGCTGCCAAGCCGTCAGATGTGGAGTTGAATGTGGCGGCTAACCGGGATGGGCCTACTGGAGTAGTGCATTTTCATTACGACAGGGCCACCCAGAGGTTCACGGAGAAAGGGAGCGATGGCAGCCAGACGAGTGAGGACGAAGCGCCTTTCTGAAATTGCGGTTGTAGAGAGGCGTGTATCAGGGTTGCGTACACGAAAATTGTTTCTACTGGACGACGAACGCGGGCAACTTGTAGCGCTGGAGTGGGTTCTCAGGTTGCTAAAAGGTGAATTGAATGAAATGGATTACCGATAGGTGCGCGGTGGTGGAATGCAGTAAGAAGGCGCCCAAGGATGCAGAGCTTCTGGACGAGTGGACAGAACTCAACAGTACAGCCTCGGTAGACGGGCGTGTAGTTAGCATCACGGTGCTTGTGTGCCCGCAGTGCGCGAAGAAAGTGTTAGCGCACCAGAAGGGAGAGATTAGCCTTGTCAAGTGAGCATGAAGAGCAGGTAGCCTTCTTCCGTATGGTGCGCCAGTACCGTGACTACCCAGAGTACCACAAGTTGCAGGCGGTGTTCGCTGTGCCCAACGGTAACAAGCGCGAGGGTGCGGTGGCCCAGTCCCTGTCCGACGAGGGTGTGGAGCCGGGTGTGCCGGATGTGCTAATCCTTGCCTACGGGGAAGATAACTCTTTCTCCGAGTCGGAATTTGTTGAAGTGTACGGGTTCGCTGCCATAGAGTTCAAGAAGCCAGGGCGTGAGAAAGAACGTGCCCGTATGGGTAACGTTGAGCCATTCTACGTTGGCAAGTCTGAGATACGCCCGATTGGTTTGAGGGACTCAAACAAGATGGTTACAACCGGGGGGTTCTCGGACTACCAGCTTGGGTGGGCAACCATAATTTCTGAGAACAGTGGAGACTACTTCGCTGCTTACAACTGGGTAGACGCATGGAATTACCTGTGTGACTATCTGGATTACCCAGCACTAAAAGTGAATAAGGAGGCAGCATAGTGCCTGAAATCATAGACGGTGAGTATGAAGTGCTCGACGATGATGGCCCTGTGACATTTCTGGACGAGGCGCCAATACCCCCGGGTGAGGTGTACGTCGGCGAGAGCGATAAGGGTATTTTTCTGGATGCTTCGGACATCGAGGAGTTGATAAAGGACTCGTCGCTTGTGAATGTGGCCCAGGAGCAGAACCCACAAACCCTCGATATTCTGGCCGAGGCTTTTCCCAGCCTGCGCCCGGGAATAGACGAAGCCAAGCATGAGCGGTTGTTACTGTGCAAGGACGACATCACCAACGCCCTGCGCATCAGCAATTCCATGATGATGTTTGTGGCTGGCAAGGTTCTTCTAATCGAGAGGGAGCGCCTGTACGAGGCCGAGATAAACCAACGTACAGGAGAGCCGTACAAGTCCATGTACGAATACTACCCGGACTTGCTCGACGAACTGCGCTCTACGGTGATGCACAAGCTGTCCAAGCGGCAGGTGCAAGCCTACGTGGCTATACACAAGGTGCTGGTGGAGGGGCTCGGGGTTACCACGGACACCATTGAGCAAATCGGGGTGTCCAACGCCACCGAGCTGCTCGAGGCCACCGATTACAACCCACGCACTGGACAGGTTGCCGAGGAGCCACGCCCGGGCAAGCTGGGCAAGGTTGAGGTACTGGATATGCTGGCCCAGATAGCCGACGAAGCGTGGGATTACAAACAAACGAGGCAGGCGCTCGGAGAGGCCCGCGGGGTTATGCAGCGCACTGTACACGTCAACTGGGAGCCGTCCGGCATACCAAAGGGCTCCACCCTGGCGCTCACAGGAATCACCATCTTCGAAGATGGGGTGCCACAGGGCTACATGGCATACAAGCCTGAGCTGGCCGAGTGGTTGACTAAGAAGCTGGGTGCGACTAGCAATCTGGAGGAGTTGTAGTGGTTACGAAGATTAGGATTACCGGGCTGTGGACTGGGGGCATTGCCCCGTTCGTGGCCGAGGTGGATTGGGGTGACGACAGCACCATGCTGAAACTTCCCCTCAGTTTGGAGAACGCTGTGGTGCTGCCTGGGGTAGCAGGCCCCTTTGGGGGTGTTGAGATGGAGTCAAGCGGGGTGGTGTCAGGGTACAACCTGATGGGTGAGTGGGTGGACATACCGGCTGGGCCATACCCGGCTTATTCTGAGGCCAAATGACTTTTTCGCGGGGGCGAGAGATGAAGATTAGTTGCCAGAATACGTGCGTATCGAATATACGCGATACATTATCGAGAACGTGCTCAAGAATTTTCCTGAGCTTTACACCATGTCCCGACACGGGAACATCGGTGACGGAACCAGCACGCAGTTGATTACCATCATGCTGTGTGACATTGAGAAGGCAGGTGCGCAGGTGCCCAAGGATTTACATCCTTACATCACTTCCCTGTTCGTGGCCGGCGACGGTGCGCTAGTCGGCGAGCCTTATGCTGCCTGTTCTGGGCAGGACTTCGAGAACATCTGTAACGAGATGTACGAGGTGCTCAACATTATCGGGCTTGATTAGAGGGGGAACATTATGCAGTGTATAGCAATTAGCGGTAAGTTTTGTAGCGGAAAGGATAGCCTGGCTAACGAGTTGATTGCGTTGGACGAGCGCTACCGCCGTATAAGCCTGGCCGACGCCTTGAAGCAAGATATTTGCGATTTGTGCTGTGTGCCTCTGGCTACACTAAACGCCAACAAGCATATCTATCGTGGGCTGTTACAGGCATACGGGGTGGTGATGCGCGACGTTTGGGGTGACGACTACTGGGTGGACAGGCTTTTCGATGATGCTCGGGCAGCAGGGAATGAGCACCTGATTATAGCAGACGTGCGCTTTCCCAGCGAGGTACTGGGCATAAAGGGTTTCCTTGGTGAGGAGAACACTCACCTGATAAGGCTCACCGCACCTATAGAGGTGCTGGTGGAGCGCTATAAGGAGATTTATGGAACGGAACCTACTGAGGAGCAACTTCGGCACTCGTCCGAAACAGCTCTTGATGATTATGTTGCGCCGGGCGTCAGCTTTCATCAGTACCTTCGCTCTGACTTGGGTAGCCCTAAATTGCTGGCACGCATTGTTGCAGACACCCTCGCGTCGAAGGGCTTTGATTTCGGCCCGGCTCCGGTTGTGCAGGAAGCAGTGGTTTTGGAAGCATATAAGGGAACTGATGGAGGACAAGATGCCGATAGTGCAGCCGCGTAAGGTAGCCATTATAGACATAGACGGGGTGCTGTGCTGCACCTGCCCAACCGCGATGAACAAGCTGCGGAAGGCCGAGGGGCTGCTGCCCGTGCCCCCTCCTACGGAGTATGGGCTTAGTGATTACTTCTCCACCGAGCGGGAATACTGCCTCAAGGCTTTCAAGGAGCCGAAGGTATACGAGTTGTGCGAGCCGTTCGAGGGGGCTGTTGATGCCGTCAAGGAGATAGCCACCAAGTTCGATATTTGTTATTTTACTGCCCGAGGGGTTGACTATAATCAAACTATCGATGATAATAGTATCGGTGATGTTACCCTGAGATGGCTTCGGCAGCAAGGCTTCCCGGAAGCGCCTACGTGCTTCCTCGGGCCTGGGGAAACGAAAGTACAGGTGGCTAAATCCCACTATGGGAACGACATAGCCTTCATAGTCGAGGATAAGTTTGCCACGGCAAATGACTTCGCAGAAGCGGGGATAGAGGCTTTCCTTGTGCGCTACCCATACAACTGGCAAGCGCAGTACCCGTCGAAGGTTATACCGGTAGGCTCAATCAAGGACGTACCGTTCTGGGCGAAGCTGCTGGGAATGGAGAAGTAAGGTGGTGTTAGTGGAATCCGTTGCGTATGAACTGTTTGAGGCACCGAGGATTGAGGCCAGCCCTGCTAGTAAATACGTGTATGTGCGTGATGGAGTGGAGTTTTGCAACTGGATGGGGGATATATACGCGAATACCCACAGGATACTTTCGTTCGATGTTGAGACTACCGGGCTGCAAGCCGTGGCCGAGAAGCTGGTGTTGGTGCAGATTCACCATCGGGACTTCCCAACTATCGTTGCCGATGCCCGCTACATATCACCTAAGCACCTCATTATGGGGCTGGTGGACATCATGCAGGATGAGAAGTGGCTCAAGATTGCGCACAACGCCCAGTTCGACTACGGGTTCATTCTGCACCACCTGAAAGTACGCACCGTGCGTATGTACGACACCATGCTGGCCGAGAAGCTCATCACGGCAGGGTACCTGTTCGGTGGTAACACTCTGGCAGACGTCGCCCGCAAATACTGCGGGCACATCATGGACAAGAGTGTGCGTATGGACTTCCCTACGCTTGGCGACAAGGACTTGACAGAGGTGCAGTTAGAATATGCTGCCTCGGACGTGCAGGTTTTGGAAGGCATTATGAACCTCCAGATACCCAAGCTAAAGGAGCGAGAGCTGATGAAGGTTGCCAAACTGGAGTTTGCCCTCATCCCCGCGCTATCCGAAGCGCACCTGCACGGAGTGTCGGTGGACAGGGAACGGTGGATGGAGCACCTTGCGTATCTGGAGGGGGAAGAGAAGCGTCGTGGGGAGGCTCTCGTAGCGGAGCTACAACCATACCACCAGATGTACCAGTCGGAGAAGTATGCCGAGCAGGAGGCTGTGTACAATACGAAACTGGCCCAGTATCAGGCCGAGAAGGACTTACGAGCGCAGCGTGGGGCAGAGTTCAAGAAGGCTATGATTGAAAACGGCAAGAGTAGCGGAGAGGCACAGAAGCTGCTCAACGCATGGAAGAAGGACAATCCACCCCCGAAGAAACCCCCGGCACCCGGCGATTTGCGTGAGGAGCCCATCAACCTTGGTTCCAGTAACCAGCTTGGTGGGGCGTTGAAGATGTACACGGTGCCAGTCAAGCAGAATGAGCTGGGTAACTTCTCCATCGACAAGGAAACCTTGAAGCTACTTTCTGCGGAGTTCCCCATATGTCAGGATATACTCGACTGGCGGGAAGTGCAGACGATACTCGAATCGTTTGGCACGAATGTTTTAGAGAGGGCTTCGTTCGACGGCAGGTTGCACCCCACATTCAAGCAGTACGGGGCAGTGTCAGGGCGTATGGCCTGTGCGGAACCAAACGTGCAGCAGATACCGGGGAACGAGATAGGTGGGGAGCTGCGGCGATGCTTTGTTGCCGGGCCGGGGAACGTGCTACTCGACTTGGACTATTCCAACATTGAGCTGCGTATACTGGCCGACTTGGCAAACGCCCGTGGGATGATAAAAGCCTTCCACGATGGAGTGGATTTGCACTCCGTAACCGCCTGCAAAATGTTCGGGTTCAACTACGATGATATGGTGAGGGTGCTGGCACTCGAACACCCCGAAGGAGAGGATGTCAAGAAAGCGGCTACCTACAACAAGCATCGCAAGATTGCCAAGACAATCAACTTCGGAGTTCCTTACGGGCAGTCTCCAGCCGGGTTTGCCCGCCACCTGAACCTTCCTTACATGAAGGCTAAGGAATACATGGAAGCCTACTTTGACGCCAACCCGGAGGTAGAGAGGTGGCTAAAGCAAAATTCCATGTACTGCCTGCGGCTGGGTTACACGGAGACATTGCTTGGGCGCAAGCGTTTCTTTGACGTACCTCGGATGCCCTTCAACCCGGACGATATACCCGACTACAAAAGGCAGATTGGCTCAATCAAGCGCTGGAGCAATAACCACCCCATTCAGGGGCTATCGGCTGACATCACCAAGCTGGCTATTGTCAAGCTGTACAAGGCTTTACGCGAGAGGGGGCTAAAGTCCAAGATGATTATGTTCGTCCATGACGAGATTGTAATCGAGTCACCTGTGGAAGAGGCCGAGGAGGTTATGGCCCTCGCATCCACAAAGATGCGAGAGGCCGGAGAATACTTCATCACCAAGGTGCCTGTGGAGATAGGCACCAAGAGTGGAGTGTACTGGAGTCACTAAGGAGTAATTACATGAAGATGTGGTTTTTGTCGACAGCAATACTGTTTGCGCTGGCCTTTATTCTTGGGCTGCACATATATCTCATACTACTCGTGGGGGAAACCTACGGGGGCGCAGCGGCTATATTGTACGGGTTCTCCCCGATTATTGTTGCCGTGCTTGTAGCATTTGTGGGGGTTATACATACTGCTCTAACGAAAGGCACAGATGAACACCAGAATAACACAGGAGTACATTGAAACTATAGTGGAGTCTTACTCACGTTCTGGCCCGCTAATATTGAAAGGCGATGCTAAGATTAGCAGGTTGCCGCAAATTGTACGGTGTGAGTATTGTAAGAGGGGGGCTTACGATACCCGGTTTGTGTGCGAAGGGTGTGGGGCGCCACTCCCAGTAGTAGAGCACCCCATGCTTCATTTATCTTACGTGGATAAGTTCGACGAAGATTTGATAGTGCGATTTGGTGATAACTAATGCTACACGAGGAGAACAAAGTTGAACCTGAAAAATAGTAGTACCAACGCTAATCCGTTTGTATTAGTAGAGCGGCCTTCGTTGGTAAACGTCGCCCCCGCGAACTTGCGAGGGCCAATCTCCTTATCCACCTCCGCCGGTGAGGGTACCTCTCCCAAAGGGGATAAAGAAATAGAGGACAACCGAAGGTTCCTGGAAACCTGTGGGGAGTTCTTTCTTTACTCGGAGATTGACGACAAAACCTACGAGTTAGCAGTCGCTATGCAGCGCTTCGCCCACTCCCACAAGGGTAAGAGCAACAAACCCCGTATCAAGCTGCACATTTCCTCCGGTGGAGGCAACATTGACGTGGGGTTGTCGCTGGGTGGGATGATTACCTCCATCAGGAACACCTACGGGGTTCTCACCGACACATACATACAGGGGCTGGCCGCATCCATGGCCGGTATCCTGGCCCAGTTCGGTAACCACCGCTACATCGACTCCAACTCCCAGTTCATGGTGCATGACATCTCCATAGGCGGGCGTTACAGGTTCGACACCCGGGACATTCTGGATTTGACTCACATGGTTGACAACACCCGTAGCATCATAGCCAACATTTACGCAAGACGTAACACAGCCGGGTATACCAGCGCAGAAGATTGGATTACCAAGTATATGAACGGGCGTGACTACTGGCTCACGGCTCAGGAGGCTCTGGATATGGGGTTGGTAGACTCTATACTACCCGATTGCCCGGAGATGGTGAATGAAGCTCAATAAGTGCATAAAAGAGAACCTCAAATATTTGAGGCGCCCTACAGCTATGTCTGTAGCCTTTGAGAAGTATTTACAGGATAAAGAAAAGGGTAAGGCTGGTTAGCCTTACCCCCTTTGGTTTACTGCGCTTTTCACAGCCTCGACACCAAACGTGTCGAACATGGCTTCCACAACCTTGTGTAGTTGGGAGTTCATGTATTCGTCGTAGTTTTGGGTAACCGTATACCGGTAGGCTACGTCGGTTCTGTCTTGCCTTAGAAGCCCCTTCTTCACCAGTCTCACAAGTGTGGTGGTGATAGTCGGATAGGAGGGCTCTTCGTCCTCCACAGAGCGCGACAGCATTTCTTTGAACACCTGGGTAACCGTGGCGGAGTTCTTCTGCCACATGATGTCCATTATTTCTTCTTCGAGGGAACCCAGGGCATTGATTCCCTCTATATCCAATCGGTTTGATTGTCCTCGAAGTACCTTCATTTCTAGTTGCTCACTCGTCATTAGCATTTATTGCCCTCCTTTGATTATACGTCTAACGTTACTCCTTGGGTAGTGGTAATAGTTTTCCACATTTAGTATACCACTTATCCACATACATTGCAATATCTGTGCCACAATAAATCCCCCTTTCCAATATGTCCTACCCTAAAATAGACGCCTCCGAATACAGCAGCCTGTTAGAGCGTGTATATACGCAGATACAGATAATGGTTGAGGACGGCAACCCGGTTGACATTGTTACGTTCATCGAGAGCAAGGAGTACCTGGGGCAAACCCTGTACCCGCGCCAGCGCTTACTACTCAAAATTTATTATAAATTAGATTTATCTTCGTACCCCTGCTGGTGTCTACGCGAGAGTAAAGAGAACATCGGCAACCCCGATTGCAACCTGTGCGCAGGTTCCGGCCTCTACGATGAGTTGTCGGACGTCAAGCATCTTCTATCCTGCAAAAATAAATATGCCAAGCTGCACTTCCCGCTACTCTGCCGGCACCATGTTCTCGGCGAGTGTACCAACGAAAAGTGCCATCTGGTTAAGTATTCTCACGACTATAGAATCCTCCCCGACGACGAACTACGCCAACGGCTACAGAACCACCACGCCCATATTTTCCTCGGCATAGCCGGGAGGCGTGGTTCCAAATCGGCCCTCGGCGCCTTTATCAACGCTTACGAGCAGTATATGCTCAACCGCGACGCCAACCCACAGCTAACCTGGGGGCTGCTCCCCGGACAGGCGATTGGTACCGGCAACGTAGCTGCCGACGAGCAGCAGGCGTTGATACTCTTCAAGCAGTTCAAAGCCATACTCGACAACTCCCCCTGGTTTCAGAAGATACGCTACCGAGCGCTGGAAACAGTCGTAGAGTTTCCTGGGCGCTCTCTGTACGCCCGTTCCATGCACTCCAACTCCTCCTCGGTGCGTGGACAAACCCTCAAAGCCATCTTTCTGGATGAGTTCTGCCACTTCAACCGCACAGGCGGCAAGCTGTCGGACAAGGCCATGTGGGCGGCTCTCGCCCCGTCTGTCATAACCTTCAAGGGGCTCGCCCGTATTGTAGTGTTCTCCTCCCCCCTCAACAAGGCCGGGCAGGCTTACGAGCTATTCGAGCTGGCCGAGAAGGGCGAGGCTTTACATGTTATAGCCGTCCAGCTGGCTACGTGGGAGATGAACCCCACAGTTACGCAGGACAACCCAGAAATCGTATCCGCTCGAATGCTTTCTCCAGAATATGCGGAGATGGAATACGGTGCCCAGTGGGCCGAATCCGCAGGGCAGTTCATACCCGAAGAGGCCATCGTGGCCTGCGTCGACAAGAATGGCCGAGGCGCCAACACCTTCGGCCTGCCGGACGTCAAGTATCAGCTACACCTAGACTTATCCAAGAGGCGCGACAGAACCGGCCTGGTGGTTACCCACTGGGACAGGGAACGCAGGAAAGTCGTGGTTGACTTGGTAGTGGAATTTGACCCGCAAAAAGGCCCGGACTTCGGACACAACGGCGATGTTGTAAATGAGTTAGGAGAGATAGACGTTGAGAAGCTGTTCGAGTATGTGCGAAATCTGCACACGCTACACAAATTCCACTTCAACTCCATCACCTGCGACCAGTTCAATTCAGTATGGCTGGTGCAGGCACTACGTAAGCACTTCGGCGACGTCAAGGGAGACTGGGTTGGGGAACTCCACATCACAGATAAGCTCAACCGCGAAGCCTTTGGAAATCTACGTTCCATCATCGTCCAAGGCGGCCTCGACTTATACCGCCACCACGAACTTATCTCCCAACTTACCCTTCTCGCCCAGATAATAAAAGACTCCGGCGCATGGAAGGTTGAAGCCCCTCCCGGCTACCATGACGATTTGGCCGACTCCCTGGCTTTCGCTGTGCTGCGCTGCCTGCAACTATCTCTCGGCATAACCTCTGGCATAGTGCTGATAGATATGCCCAAAGAGGAAAAACCGGAAGCCCCCATACCAGAAGAGAATGTATACGACGAGCGCAAGCGCATCGTACCACAAGAATTATTCGAGGCCGGTGTGCGCCACTCCCAGGATTGCCGCCCAGACTCGTGTGTTTATAACTGCCCCGTATTACAAGCCCACATGCGAGCCCATAGGCACAGTCCTGCGGGCCCATAGCGCTCACCGGAGAAATTTGAAACATGCCAACGAACTCGATTGACATGATAGTTGAGGATTCCGCCAAATACTATCAAGACATCTCCGGCTTATTCCTACCCAAATTCAAAGCCCAGGAGTCCAACTCCAAGGCGATAGCTGTCAACCACGCGGCCATGCCGCTGACGTTTGAGCAGCACGTCCGTGCCCAGGTGGAACAGTCTCGACGCAGATATTTTATTTTCCACGAGCTGTACCGCCAGCACGTTTGGACTCGTGCCGTGGTTGACTATATTGTTCGCCGCGGCAACAAAGGCCAGGACAGGCTGGTGGATGAGGCCGACCCGCTCAACCCGGACATCGCAAAGATAAAGAAGTTCTTCAAAACCTGCCACAGACTAAAAAGTTTCAAGCAACTCAAAGCCTCCGCCATGCGCGACGTGCTGGTTCAGGGACAGGCGTACTGGTTCATCGAGAAGAATGGCAAGGGGGAACCCATAGCCCTCCACGAGATGGACGCCAGGATTTCCTTCCCCATTACCGACTTGCACGGCATGGTTATCGCCCACGTACAGGTGTACAACGGGCAGGTAGTGCTGTTCGACACCTCTGAGGTAATCTACTTCTTCACCTCGAACAACGGCTCCCTGCCTAACTCCATCTCTCCGCTGGAATCTCTGGTAAATCCCATCGCCGCCGAGCTGAACGCTCACCTGTACAACGCGATGCTGTTCGAGAACAACCTCAACATAGGTGCGGTATTCTCCATACCGGACGCAACCGACGAGCAGATTGAGTCCAACAAGGAATACCTCCGCGACCAGTATTCCACCCCCGCAAACGCCCACCGGCCTCTCATACTGAAAGGCGACGCCAAGTTGCTCCGTGACGGGGCACTGGCCCTCAAAGACATCAACTTTACGGAGATGATTGCACTCACGCGCCACTCCGTGTGCGCTGTGTACGGCATCCCGGAATCGTTGGTAGGTATCTCTACCAGTGTCAATCGTTCAGAAGGCGACAACAATGAGTACGACGCCTACGTAAACACCATCCTTCCTCTTCGGGAAGATAGGAATGAGCAGATAAGCTCCCAGCTTATCCAGTCACCTGAGAACTTCAACTCCCAGGACGTGTGCCTGGAAGTGCCTCTGTCGAGCAAGTTACCCACTCCACAGCATCTAAAAGCCGTATCCTCGGCAGCTGACTTGGGTGTGTACACCTTCAACGAGATGCGCGAGATGTCAGAAGCCGAGCCTGTGCCGAACGGTGATGTGCATGTAATGAAGATACCCGGTGCGGGTGGGTTTATCCGCCCGGACTTGACGGCTCTTCCAGGGCTTGGTGACCCGCATTGGGATATGGAAGCCTACCAACTGGAGCACCTGGCCGAAACCCAGATGCAGAAGGAAGCCTCAGACGAGGCTGCTATGCAAGGCATACAGCTACAGGCACCACAGCCCGACACCCCCTACATACCACCACGCCCACAGGAACGAATCCAGCAAGAGCACATCGCCTCTCGGATAGTAAATGTAGCCCGCGCAAAGGAAGTAGATAAAGGAGTGAGGGATGGGGAGGCTGGTGGCAACTTTGTCTACCGCCGAACCCCCATGCTGCCCGGCACTCGTGGTGGGAAACCCTACGTAACCAGTACCGGCAGGACACGCTATGGCCCTCCACCGAAGGGCAAGCAAGCCCCGATAAACGCCCCCGACGGCTCACCAAATGCTAACACCCTCACCAACCCACGCGACCCGAACTCCCCCAAGCGACTAACCCCCGAGGAGAAGCTGGGTGTACACGCGGCTCAGGCGCAGGTGCAGTTCACCCTGCGCAAGGCCCAGCAAGAGAACTGGGACGACGAGCAGTTTATAAGTGAGTTAGAGAGCCACGGGTGGCAACCCGCTTCGGGCACGCAGGAATCGTTCTACGACTCCCACGACGCCCTGGCCGAGGCCCGGCGCCTGGCCGAGCTATATTCAGACAAGGTATACACCCTGTTAGGTGCCGACGGCACCTACTTTATTCTGGAAAACGACTTATCCTCGTTTGTATCCAAAGGGCAGGAAAAAATCAAAGAAGGCAATTCCAAGCCAGCAAAACCCCCAGTCAAATCCCCGTCCCTCAGTGTGGCACGTTCTGCCCTGAAACCTCCCCCACCCTCACCCCTTAATCTTGACTGGCTAACCAGGATGAGACTTTTCGTAGAAGGAGATAACTATGGGTAAACCTGCCAGGGCACCTGGCGAGTTCAAGTTCGTAATTCCTCTCGACGGTACGTATGTTGTTCGTTCAGAGGTAGGAGCCACCGGCGCTGAACGCAGGTGGCTTGTTTTGCGGGGGTGGGCAAGCGACGCAGGTGTAGACAAATGGGACGGGCAGATGGCCCCCGAGTGTGTAGTGGGCATGGTGCGTGCCGTAAATGAACGTTCAAATACCGCTACACCGGTGTTTGAGAATGAACGCAAAGCTAATAGCGCTACTATCCGAGGCCCGGTTGGGGTGGACATCGACCATTCCAATATATGGAACCACCAGATAGGATACGTGACTAGAGCTGCCGTCCTCAACGAGTCAGACATCCCCAAAGAATTACACGGAAAAGTTACTCCTCCCGTTATGGAAGTGGAGTTGGAAGTGGACTTGGGGTATTCCTCCGGGCGTGACATACAACACGCCATAGACACCGGGCGCAAACTGGGGCTATCCGTGTACGGTGAAATCAAACAAGGCAAGAGGGTTCTGCGTTCCAACCCAGACGGTACCACGAAATCTATTCAATATTTTCAGAATGTCGATTTGCACAAGATTGCGGTAACTACCCAGCCAATCAACAACGCCACCTGGGTGGAAGTTGTGCGGCGCTCAATGTCAGGAGATTATTTAGACGATATGGAAACTGAGGAAATTATCGAAGAGGAAGCAGCCGAAGAGGTTGCCGCCCCTCCAGAAGAAACGCCCGTTGCTGATGAGATTGCGGCCCCGGTTGAGGGCAATTTGCCGGAAGCAGTCGCCAGTGATGAGCCGCCCCTGTTCCTTTCCGAGGACAACCACGAAGCTGTTTCAGCACCTTTGGACGTGGAGACACCTGAACCTGCACCGGAAGTTGTGCTGGAGCCCGAAACGGTTCCCGATACAGCCGTCCCGGAGCCTGTGGAGGTTACCCTGCCAGAGCCTGTGGAACCAGCCGAGGTGGTAGCCCGAGCCGAGTCGGAACCGGAAACGCCAGCCGAAGAGCAGCCCGCAGAAGGGCAGTGGCTTATGCGTGCCGAGTACGACAGCAACATGAACGAGTTGCGCGAGATACTCAGGCCCATGCCTGATTTCGTCGCCCGAGCCGAAGAAGTATTCGGACTTGTAAATACCCTAAACTCACTGACGCAGAGCCAGGCCACTCTAATAGAGTCGCAGGCTTCTACTATCAATGAGTTGTCCTCACGTATCGAGGTACTAGAAAATCGTCGCAGTGGCTCCCGCACCCTTACTGTAAACGGGGCTGTCGGTGAGCTTGTGATGCGTTCTGAGGCCGAGATTGAGGCTATAAGAGTAGCGGAACTTGAGCGTAAAGCAGCCATGATTGACGCGGTTGCTCGTGGGGATTATCGAGAGGTTGAGAACAATGTGTTTGGCAGGTTTATGAACCTACCTTCCCCCGCATCCAACCCCTACCCCAACGCAGTTTCCTCTTCTCTGGAGACAGCTTCTCCCGTAAAAGCTACAGACGCTAGTGCTGAAACCGCCGCTGAACCGGCGGCCACCCCAACCGAATAAACCCCCGGCCCGAGAGGGCCATTTTTATTCCCCAAATTTATCCCCTAAACGGAGAACAAAGTGACTCTACCCTTGAGTGGTAATTATATTGAGCGCAGGGATGATGAGCCGTACTTCAATACGGTTGCCCGCGCCATTACCTCTCCCATGACTACTGCCGCGTATGTCGATAGCGCTACTACCGACTACCACCGGCTAGATGTGTCTGAGGTAATGCTTGTGTGCGCCAATGAGGTTATTCCTCTGGTGCAGACATTTTCCCGCCGCGAAGATGCCGCGGCTACCAAGCACGAATGGTTTGAGCAGTACATCCCTGACGATGCCGGCACAGTGTTCCTTGCGGAAACAGCTGACCCGGCTGCGCAGGTTGCTACTGTGCCTACGCGCTTTAGTAACACAATGGCGAAGATGGGCCGCCTGTTCATCATGTCAGATGAGGCCCAGGTAATCGCACAGGCCCGCGGCCTTCATGCTGTGGGTGTGGACGAGTTTGCTCGCCAGATGTCCATTCAGACGCGCCAGCTTGTGCGCGATACTGAGAAAGCCCTTATCGAAGCTGTTGAAAGCACCAGTTCCCCTCGCGGTTTCCGCGGCATTCTGGGTGCCTATAAGCCTTCGGCTGGTGCTACCCTCAACGGCTGGATTGGTGGCGTGGTAACTGCTACCACGCTTGACTTGGGTGGCGACAAGATTGTTGCCAGCGGCGCAACTTCCGGCCAGCGCAACGTCGAAGATGTGCTGAACCAGTTCATGCTCCAGCTGTACCTGCTCTTCGCAGGCCCCATGCCCAACACCCTCTATGTGCCCCCGCGTTTCCTGAAAATCATGCAGGACGCCGCTTCGGCCAAGATTCAAATCAACCTGTCTCAGGACGATTTGGCTAGGCAGATAAAGTACAACCTGGGTGGCGCAACCGGCAAGTTCTACACGAACTTTGGCCTTATGAATGTGGTAGCCCACCCGAGGCTGCTCGGCGCTACCGCCACCCCTGGTTCAGGCGATAACGTGCCTGCTGCTTCCCGGTTGCTTGCGCTGGAGACTAACTCTTTCAGCATTATCGACTATGTGAACAACGGCGGCTTCCGTGTGGAGCAGCGTGCCAAGACTGGCCCCACCGACACACGCCTCATCTCCCAGTACCTCACTCTGGAAGTGCGGAACCTGAACAGCCACGGCTGTATCAAGAACTTCTGGTTCTAAAAATCTTTGGGGGTGGGTGAAAACCCACCCCCATTCCCAAATGGAGAAAACATGAAATTTGTAAAACTTTCCCTCGAAGAGGGTACTTACCCCCTGGCTGATGGTAGTTTTCTAACAACCTCCGGCAATGGTGTTCTGGTATCCGAGGATTTGGTTGACAGTCTACTGGCCGCGGGAGCTGAACTTGTGGAAGAGATAGAAGTAGAGGATACCCTCTCCTATCCCACAGGCCCCACTGCCGGCCCTCTGGCGAAGAAAGCCAAGGAACCTAAGAAGTCCCACAAAGAGGATAAAGAGCCCCCCACTCTGACGTCCGATATGTTCATCGATGGAGCCCCACCCGCGTAAGGAGGCACTGTGGCTAACTATTGCTCCCCGCAGGATGTCACGGATATGCAGTCCGGCGCCAACATAGTTGTGAAAGACTGGTGGTTGGATGCTATTGACAGGCTAATGGAGCGCTACACTTCGCAGGGTTACAAGGGTGCTGAACGTATCTTTGAGTATACCGGTGACAGTAATAACCGTATGCGCCTTCCCTCCATTCCAGACGAAGTTACGGAAGTAACGGAGGATGATGAGGTTCTGGACGATTCGGAGTATTACATTAGCAACAAGAAGTATCTCTGTCGTAACCAGTCCTTTCTCAGCACCGGAAGGTGGCTGAAAGGTGTGCGTTACAAGGTGACTTACACGGAGCCGGACTTTGAAGCTGACGCAGAGCTGCTGCCCGATGAGTGGCGCCTGTGCGCTGCTGAGTGTGTTTCGATAGTTGTTTCCTGGGCCAAGAAGCGCAAGCAGTTTGGTTCAGCCCTCACCGCTACAGAATCCGGCGACGCCGGCAAGGTAGCCTCCAGTACCTCATTCTCTTTCCCCTCATCTGTGGGAGAGGAACTCAAACGCACAATTCAAAATTTACTGCGCAGAGACTCATTCTAGGAGAAGGAATATGCCGATTATGTCGGGCGTAACGATGAACGCTGTGAAGCTCGCCCTCGCTTTGGAACGTTCATTGAAAGCCAATATCCCGGCCCTCGTAGACGAGATAAATGCGTTTGTGGATGCGGATGCGCCTGAACTACAGGACTACCCGCTTATTTACCCTGTGACTATCGAACTTGGTATCACCAACCGGCTCATCAAGAAAGGCGCTGACGAACTGCCCGCCATTGCGTGCGGGGTGTATTCTCGTGAGCCCGATGAGGAATACGAGCAGGGTAACATCTCGACGGTACTCTATCCTTACATGATAGAGGTGTATATAGCAGACGCCAACGACAAAGCCTGTTACATCAGGAGCCTCAAATGGCACGCAGTTCTCGACGCCTTTGTAGAGAGATATTGCCAGAACCTTGTGTATGGCTTCCTTACTGCGGAGTCTGCTACAACTGACATAACTTTTGCCCTCGAAAAATCCTCGGAAGAAATCTTCAAGCAGGTAATTGCTGCGGTAGGCGTATGGAAAGGCCCTGAGTAATGGCCGGAGATTTGGATTTCGGTTTCCGTGTTGGCAGAGGTACTTTCGATGTACGTTTCACAACTCTGAACGCAAGGCTACGTTCCATGACTCCCGGCTCGATTGACGCCGAGGGGGAGAAGATAGTAGCCGCCGAGTTTCGCCGATTGCGCAAGTTGGTTGAGGAAACCCTCAAAGCGTATGCCCCGGTTGGCCCTGAACCTATCACTGTGCAGTTTGCCAACGGCACTTCCAAAACATTCTTCGAAGGCCCGCACCTGCGGGACACTATCGAGGCAAGAGTGGTTAGGAATGTGCTCGAAGCACGTATGGCCTGGTGGGGATTTGTCACCACCGAAGGCCGAGGCGCTCTACCCGATAGAGGCCGCGACGAGAATGGCCGACGCAAGACTTACCCGGTTTGGGTACCTGGCCGAGGCTTGGAGTTTCACCCAATAGTAGGCCCGGCTACCACACACTCCGACGGTGGATTATCCGCCAGGGAGCGTATGGACTGGCTGAAACGCGCCAACAATGAGTTGTTCAACGGTGGCGTGGTGGAAGTTACTGCCACAATAATCGCCGAACGTATCGCGGATATGTTGGCCCTGTCAGGTTCTGGGTATGACTCCCTGACGTCCCGAAAGTTAGCCCGCCCCGCTCAGGGGATGCGTGCAAAGCAGAAGGCGCTCGTCAAGAGACAGAAATCCCAGGCCAGGTATCGTGCAAGACGACGCAGGCTGGGCCCTGGGGCTACTACCCCAAGACGTATCAAGGCCGAGGCAACTCGCCGGAAAAAGTTGAGCACAAGGCCCGAGCTGGAAGCAGAGGACGTTAGGGGTGGGGTGTACCGCCTTACCGCTAAAGCCACACGTAGGGCTCATGGGCTACATCGCCCTGCCCGAAGATATGGCACGTTGCTGCGCCAAATGATGCGAGAAAGACGACAGTATTTTAGCAGACTTATGGAAGAGCTGCCGGAGCCAAACTATAACGTGTTTGAGGACTAAACATGCCAAAAGAAAAAGAATTTCAGGATTTGCCTGAACTCACCCCCAAACCAGACAGCCCCGCGAAGAGCGAGGCTGCTCCATTTAAGGGCTTTGCCCTCGTCCTCATCGAGGGCGCCAGTGCCAATCTAGTCTTTCCCCTGTCAGGCGGAGAGTACCTGCTCAAACCGGGGGAGTATCTGCCTCTGCCAGAGGCTGACATTGAGCAACTCGTGTCCCTTTATCCCCAATATTTCGCAAAGGAGCTATTTAGCTAATGGCAGCAACTCAGGCCCAAATTGATGCCCTCAAGAGGCTAGTCAATCAGGCTGAAATTTATCTGAACGTTCAGAAGCCCGCCACCGGCACCCCCCTCTATCTGATGAGTGGTGTAAACGCCGGCAAGCCACCCCTGAAAGACAGCGCTACTGAACCGGCCACATGGGTAGGCACAACTTCCGGTGGTTCGGTTGTGTCGTACAAGCCCGAATACGACGCCATAGAAATCGAGCAGGCAACAGGCAAGGTTGCCCCTCGTATGAAGGGTGAGTCCGTTACCGTTGAGTTCATGGCCGCGGAAGCGGTGTGGGAGAATATCAAGGCCGGTATCGGTGCTGCACAGCACACCACTGTAGCCCCAGCGGCTGCTATCGCCAACCCCACAACCGCCCCCACCGGTTCGGCTGCTTCCGGTACCACCCCATTCGGTACCGGTAATATCACCGTCAAGTACGGTTTCCGCAACGCACGCGGCACAACCACTCTTTCCAACGCCCTCACTGTGGCTGTTACATCTACCCAGCAAATCAACATAACAGTTGCTGTTTCTCCCCCTGGTGGGTGTTCGGTGGACTGGTATGTTTCTCCTGCTACAGGGGATTCTGCTGTAGAGTTCTACGCCAACAACGACGGCTCCACGTTCTCTATCGTTGACTTCGGTAGTGGCAACATGGCCCCGGTTGTCAACACGACAGCCCTCGTAAGCCAGATTGACTTGCTGACAGTCGGTGGACAGACGTTCATCGAAGAGCAGTGTGTCGCTCTCGTGAGTGAGATTGGCTCGTGGGATAATGGTGGCCCGGTTATCCTGTACGAAGTAGTGTGTATCTACAATTGTCTCTCCACCAACGGTGTCGAGATAACCTGGAAGCGCACGGATACTCGTATGGTGAAAATTACGCTAACAGGCTACGCCGATGTAACCCGTAACGTAAATGACCAGCTTTACCAGCATTATCAGATGTCAGAGCCTGCATAATCCTGAATAGGATGAGCCCCCTCCAGATAATGGAGGGGGCTCTTTTTTTATTGCAAATATCCTCCGTTTGTATTACGAGGGGGCGACACTCTCGCCCATGCAAAATATCAAAGGAGTATGAATTTGGCTAACTATGATGATATGAGCCTGCGCGAGCGTCGTGATATTGACGACAGAATCGAGCTAGGCCACGGAGAGCTTGTGACTATCAAGTACCCCGTCATGCGTGACGAGGAATTTGAAGTCGAGGAGAAGATTGAGGTTCCTAACCCCGATGGTGGGGAGCCGAAGTACGAAACCGTCAAGCGTATTGAGAAGCGTCGCGTGAAGGTAGAAGTTACCGAGCGCCACTATGTAGGCAAGATGGGCGCCGGGGAGACAGGCGCCATTCTTGGTATCCTGGGCGCTGTGTTCGTGAACGGCTCCACAGCCAAGCAGGACGCAGCCCGCAAGGATAACATGGTTTTCCTGGAGTTCCTCGACGAGTACCACATCAACCTGCTACTGTCCCTTATCCTCAAGGTGGAGCAGGACTGGGTGCGCAAGCATTTCGACTTAGATGGCTGGGTAATCGACGTGGTTACTGCCTTTTTCAGGTACAACAATTTTTTCAAACTTCTCACCCGGGTGATGGAAACGGCGACAAAGATGGGGTTGACGGAACAAGCCGTTCAAAATATCGCCTTGGGCGAGAGTCAGAATTCACAGAACTTGGAGCCTTCCGACTCTACATCGGAGACTGCATCCACATTATTCGTGCTGCCTACACAGGCATAACCGAGGACGAAATTCTTTGGGAGCATGATTGGTACTGGGTGTACGAAACCATCAACCGTATAGATTACGATAAACGAGAACAGCGTAAGTGGGACTTGCAATCCAGACTGGCGGTTGGGCGACTAACCTCGTTTGGTGCTGATGAGGGAGCTGGAGAGTTTTTCCAAAACCTGTGGAGTAGTTTGGAGACTGAGAACGAAGAATCTGCTGCCATAGATGCCGAGATGAAGGCAAGAGAGAAGGAGTTGGAGAAACGCAACGCCGAACTTATTGCCAAGTTTCGTGCCAAAGAGCAGGCAGGAACTGCTTCCACACCCGGGGGTGGGACTATTATCATGCTGGATGGTAAGTAAAGTTGTTAGTCCCCTAACCAATACGGTTAGGGGGCTTTTTTATTTAGGGGTAGACACACCAAAAGAGAGTGAAACATGGCAGATAGAACCGTCAAGGCAGTGGTTCGAGTAACCGGTGACTCCAAGCAGGCTACAGATGCTATCCAGAAAACTGTCAAGGCTATGCAGGATGCCGGGGCTGCCTCCGTAAAGGTTACCAACACCGTAGCTCAGAGGGCTGTCAAAGCCAATTCTGATATGGACGCCAGCCAGAAGAAGCTGGCCGGGGCCATAACCAACACCACCTCCATAACCTCCAAGTGGGTGAAGGCCAACGCAGACAGTAAAGGCGTTATGGCCGGTGTAACCGCTCAGGTGAGGGCAGCCGGACAGTCCTACAGGGAGTTTGGTACCCACGCCCAGAATTCTCTCACACAGTTGGGTGGGGCCGGACGTTCCCTCGGACAGGCTATTGCTACAATTGTTAGGGAAGCCAGAACCATCGCCCCTATTTTCACCTCAACCGCCCGCAGCGGGGTGGGGCTTCGCCAGCAACTTCGCTCTCTTGGTGGTGATTTACGTAATGTTGGGCTCATCATGCGCACCAGTCTGGCCGCGGGTGGTGGGCAGGTTAGGCAGGTGTTCGTCAACCTTGGAGGAGCCTTCCATGCGTTCCTCAAATCCATCCCTCTGGCTATTCGTGGCACGGTGGCCCTGGCCCAGGCTATGGGTAAGGTGGCCTCTGCCTCTCTGGGTGTAGTTGCCGGAGTAGGTAAGGCAGGGGCGGCTGTACACGCGGCTGCTGCACGCTTCATGGGCTTTGGGAAAAGCACCGGGGGCAGTTTTGCTACCGTTGGTACTCACATGGCCGGGCTCGCGGTGCGCCTGCAAGGTATGCAGACAGGGTTGTACGCTGTAGGCGGTGCAATGACGGTGCTCGCCAACAAAGCAAAAGAAGCGTTCGCAGACATACTGAACGTTGCCGGAGAGTTTGAGCAGAAAATGGTAACTCTCGGGGCTGTGCTTGGCAAGAGCGTCAGTGAAGGTACCAAGGCGGAACTACAAAAGTTCGCCATTCAGTTGGGGCAGTTCACCCCGATTTCCTCGAACGAAGCAGCAACCGTACTCAACACCCTAATCCGTGGTGGCAAGACAGTCACCGAGGTTATGAACGGAGCTGCATACGCAACCATCGCTCTGGCTAAGGCCAACGAGATGGAGTTGCTCCCCGCTGCTCAGGCAGTAATCCAGGCCACTAATGTGTTTTCCGCACAAAATTTGGGTGCGGTAGATGCAGTCAACACCATGACTAAGGTGGCAAACGCCTCGTCCGTTGAAGTGAAGGACTTGGCCGATACCATGAAGAATGCCGGTTCCGCGGCTGCTGTGATGCAGGTGGACTTCAAAGAGTTCATGCTACTGGCCGGAACACTAGGCGATATGGGTATCAAGGGTGGCGAGGCCGGTACGGCCATGCGCTACTTCTTCCTGAACCTCATACCCACTACGCAGAAGTCTATACGGCTCATGCGCGAGTACGGGTTGCTGGTGATTGACAACGCCAAGGCCACTACTCTACTGGGTGAGGCCGGTATCCAGTACACCAAAACCGAAGAGGGAATGCTCGAAGGTTTGTGGAAGATGGTGGGTGGCGTCAAGCAGCTTGGTAAGAGCTATGCCGAGTCGGTGTCTGATGGAGAGCCTGCTGTCAAGAAGTTTCAACAGTACCTCGTCCATCAGGGCATTGTCACTTCCAAATTTGTAGACACCCAGACAGGTAAGCTAAAAGCCTCCAGGGAAATTCTAAAAGAGCTATTTGAATCGTTTGGCAAGCTGACTCCTGTGCAAGCCGCCGATAAGATGGGCGAGATATTTGGTGTGCGTGGAGGTTTCAAATCCGCCGCACCACTCTTCATGGCGTATCAGGAGAACAGGAAAAAGATTGAGCTTGAGATTGAGAAAATCAACGAGCTCGAGCGCAAGAGATATATTACCAAAGAGCAGGCCAACGCACAGATAGCTGCCCTCGAAAAGGAATCCGGGAACCTCATCGACAAGCTGATGGGGGAGATGGAGAACTATGGTAATGCAGTGGACATCATGCAGGAGCGCCAGAACACCTGGGTAGGCTCCAATGAGTATCTGCAATCGTCCCTCGAGGCACTCAAAGTGGTACTGGGCACACCTCTGCTCGACACTTTCTCCCCCATTATTCGTGGTATTGGCGACATAATCAACCAGCTTACCACCCTGGCCGAGGCCAACCCTGAGATAGTCAAGACACTCGGCCTTATCAGCATGGGCGCTGCCGCCTTCGCCGGACTTGCCGGCCCAATCATGGTGCTTTCGGCTGCATGGCCGTACCTGATGATGGGCCTGTCCTCGATGGCCGCGGGCATCTTTCCGGTGATAGGGTTACTCACCCTGCTTGCCGGGGCTGTTACAGCCGTTCTGGTAGCGGTGGCTGACCCGTCACTGGGTATCCTACCTGCTATCCAACAGGCGTCGGCTGCTTTAGGGGAGATGCTGCCGGCAGCTATAGCCATAGCCACACAGTTCTTCAACGAGATACTGCTGCCCATTGGCTACGCGATTGCCCTGTTCTTCCGAGACATCCTTCTCCCTGCCATCGTGGCTTTCGCCGGGTGGATGATAGACAACCTTCCGGCTGCCATCAGCGCAGCGTCAGATGTTCTGACGAACGTGCTGATACCTGCCCTCGCTATGCTGTTCACCTGGCTGGCCGGATTTATCCCACAGGCTTTGAATATTATGGCAAGCCTGTGGAGCAACTTGATAGTGCCCATTCTGGGTTTCTTCGCCAACCTGATTGCTACGGTGGTAATACCGGCCCTGATGCAGCTTGGCAGTTGGCTTGGGCAGTTCCTGCCTGTAGCCATAGGAATCCTGGCCGACATCTGGAACGGTGTACTCGCACCGATAATCACCTTTCTGGCAGACGTTATCTTCAACCTGCTGCTCCCGGCCTTTATGGCCGTAGCGGAGTGGTTAGGGAGTATCCTTCCTCCGATTATCGCCTTCGTGTCTGATGCTGTTCAGCAGTTCATCATACCGGCCTTTCAAAAGGTTATAGAGATACTTGGCCTGGTGCTCCCACCTATCCTGGCGGTAGTGGGCACTATCCTACAATTCCTGATACCAGCGTTCCAGATGGCGTGGAACATTATCGCCCCCATCGTCCTGTTCTTGCTCGACGTGATAATCATGGCGTGCCAGGGTATGGCGATAGCCTGGGGTAACTTCGTGGATTGGTGGCAGAACGGTACCGGCCTCATACACGACGCCCTGGTGTTCATCTGGGAGGCTGTCACCACCATCTTCGGTGCTATCTTCCAGGCCATAGGCTGGGTAGCCGAGAAGTTAGGTGAGTTCTTCGGTTGGCTGGCCGGTGCCAGCAGTGAGGCCGGTAAGAAAACCGGGGGTAACTTCACCAACGGTATCGTCGACGGCTGCGAAGAAGGCACTCCCAAGATTGGGCAGCAAGTGCTCAACATTGGCAAGGGGTTCCAGTCTCTGGAGTCGCCTTCGGGCGTGTCAGGGTACACCTCCGGTTTCAACTGGAGTGGTGGAATCCTAGACGGTATCAACGCCAATATCCCTGCGATTGAGAGTGCCGTCAATCAAGTAAATAATCTACTCAACAACCTCGCCATGCAGATGGAATCGGTGGCGAGGGCAGAGGAAGCAGGTGGAGACTCCTTCTTCCCGACAGATGCAGCTACCAAAGAGAAGCGGGCCAGGATGCTTTACTACCTGGCTACGCGCAAGAGAGACTTATCCGGCAATTTAGACATTGCCAAGAAAGCCCAGTTCAACCCGTTTGGTGGGCAATCATCAGGTGGGAGTGGACTACCCACAGGGTTCGACGGGTTGGGTGGTGGTGACGGTACCAGTCCTTACGAGCCCGGTGGCCCACTCGAGGGTGAATACCCTCATGCCCCAGCCGGTGGGGGTGGTGGGGGCGCTGGCGCCAGAGAAAAGTCAGCAGCCGAAGTAGCCGCCGACTTGGTGAAGAAAGTCGCCGACGGCATCAAATCAGGCATCGAAGCCATGCGCCAGCTGGCAGCTATGGTAGTGCCCGCTAATGTCGCCGAGAAGGCCCAGCAGTTTGCCGTCGTAGTGAACGACATCGTTCAGGCCATACAGAAGATAGCCCTACAGTACAACAGCGAAGAAGGGTTGTCTGTGCTGGAAGCCACGGAGAAGTTCGCTGACGCCTCGGGCAAGGCCATGGGCTTGCTCTCCAAAGGTGTAGAAGCCTTCAAGGCCATAAAGGATTTCGCTGCTCCGGCTAAAGAATCCGTGGCAATCTTCGTGGCCTCGGTGAACGATTTCATGGGGCAGTTCGTGCCCATGGCAGCATCGTTCGATGTAGAGATGGTAGCCAAGAGCCAGGTGTTCGCTGACGCGGCTGACAAGGCTCTGGGGCTCATCTCCAAGGCAGTAGAGGGCTTCAAGGTGGTTCGGGGAATCCGAGCCCCTCTCGAGGCCGACATACAAACCCTGGTGGACTCCATCAGGATGTTGATGGATAAGGTTGCGCACATCTCTGATGTGCTGGCCCCTGAGCTAATAGACAGGAGCGCCATGTGGGCGGAAGCTGCCGGCAAGGTAGCCGACGCCATGCTAAAAGCCGCCACCTTCCTCAACACCCTCGCCAACCCCAAGTTTAGCATCAACGCCTCGGCAGAACGTGTGCAGCAGCTAGTCAACTCAGCCATGCACATAATGAACCTGCTGGGTGATTTGCTCACTGCCAACCCCGGGTGGACTATCGAGAATGCCGAGCGGGTAGCAGCTTTTGCGGAAACCGCGGGCAAAGTGGCGGAAGCTCTTGGCAAGGCTTCTACCTTCCTCTCGGAATTAGCGGCAGACAGAGGCCGGACTAAATTCTCCAGTCTCGCGGAGCGCGTACAGGAACTTGTCAACGCAGTAGTTGATATGGGCATCCGTATGCGCAACGCTGTGCAGGAAGAAGCCTTGGACAATGCACCACTCTTCGCAGAGGGTGCGGCCAAGGTTATCGACAGCCTCATCAAGGTTCTGGAACTGCTGCAAAAGTTGTCCGGCGCCAAGAAGCTGGGTGACTCTTCCAGAGTGGCCGAACTTTCCAAAGCTGTCGTAGACATGGTTGGGATGTTCAAGTCAGCACTCGCCGCCGCTGGCATCAAGGCTGACGAGACTACCGTAGAGGCAGACTCTCTGGTAGCCCAGCTATCCGAAACATACGCAAAGATACTCGAAGCGCCCACAAAGGCGCTCGAGCTGCTGGAGAAGCTCTCTCAGGCAGACGACATCTTCAAAAAGAACCCCACACGCTTCGTAGGCCAGCTCATCTCCGGTATGAAAGTGGTGTTGCAGGCATTCTCCGCTGCACGCACCGAACTGGAGGGTTTGGTTGATACGGAACTGGTGGAACTATCTGCCCTCATAGGTGGGGCAGTAGAGGGGCTCTCAAAACCCCTCGATTTACTGAACGGATTAGTCTCCTTCCGTCCGGTGTCCGATGCCACAGTAGACAGGTTCATATCCTCTGTACGCACTCTGGTGCAGAAGCTGTCTATACTGCCACTGGAAATCGCACCTGCCCTTCTGGACATTGCTCAGGAGTGGGGTGAGAAACTCGGCCCTGCAATAGAGACTCTCGGCGCTGCCCTCGACTTGTTCATAAACCTAGTCGGTGAAACTGACGAGGAAGGGAAGCGTAAGGGTGGACTGAGGCCAGTCGATGCTGACGCAATAGGCGAACTTACCGGGAAGCTGTGGCTGCTGCTGCAAAAGCTGCGCACAGACTTGCTGGAGAAGATTGCCCCTGAGATGCTTGACTTGGCGAAGGACTTCGGCGAAAAGGTTGGGCCGGCAGTTGAGATGCTCGACAAGGCTCTGGGCCTGTTCATCGCTCTGGTGCCCGACTCAGAGGGCAAGGGTGGCCTCAAACCAATAGACGTTGACGCCATAGGCGCTCTCGTGGGCAACCTGTACATCCTCCTCCAGCATTACCGAAACGTAATAATGGGCGGGGAGTTCCAGGGTGACTTCGCCGAAAGGGCTGTGGCCTTCGCCGGCACTGCCTCAATAGTGCTGGATAGCCTCAACTCGGTTCTGCAACTGGCTAAAGACATCCAGACAGCCAACGAAAATGGGGCTATAGATAAACTGCCTGAGATGGTTCAGAAGCTGGCTACAGCCCTCGCAGCAGCTGCCAGCATAGAGTTCCCCAAACTTGGGGTTGATATGTCGAGCAGCGTGGGACAGATGTTCGCCTCTCTGGTGGCCCTGTTCCAGCAGCAGACTAACTCGGAAACACCCGGCACCATCGCCTACTACTTCTACGGAAAAAGCATGGAATCCCTGCTCTACCGTATGTGGTTCGCAGTGGAAGGCAAAGGCGGGCTTCGCCCCACTATGCGCCTGGCCTTCGAAGGCATGATGAACGAAATCGTGCAAGCCGTGCAGGGTTGGGCTACCCAGCTCAAGAACGTCTGGAATCAGGTTATGAGTGATATGCGTACCCTGGTGAGTAGCGGGTTGAACGAAATTCGTTCCATGCTCACCTCATTCACACAGGGCTCAATCACTATGACTATGACAGTTGACGGGTTGAATGTCCCTGCCCTGGCAAGCGGTGGAGTGGTAACGCGCCCCACCTATGCCTTCCTCGGCGAGGGTGGAGAACCGGAAGCGGTTATCCCCCTGTCCAAGCTGGAGAAGATGCTGGGAACCGGCGGAAACCAGACAAAGAACAAAACAGTCAACAATATCCGCGCAGCCTACTTCAACTCCTACGCAAATCAGAAAGAGTTGGATAGGCGCCAGAGACTTCTGGATACCAGTCCAGACTAATAGTTTGGGGTGGGTGAAAGCCCACCCCTATTGTAAGGAGTAAGTATGCCATCTGCGTATGATGTGCTCATAAAGTATGGTGAGGATTTCGCATTCAGCCTGAACCTGAATGACAGAACCAACTATTTCTGTAAGCCACACTCAGCCAACTCCAGCCCCGAACAATCTATAGAGTTGTCGGAGACTGAATACGCCTCGCCTTTTGTGCAAAGAGTTTCGATGAACGAGCGGGTGCTGTCTATCAACTTTACCATAAAAGCCGAGCCCTTCACTTTCTCCTACTACACCAAGCTGAACGCAGTCAAGAAAGCCCTCGGCAATGGCCCAATCAGGCTGGTGCTCACCCGTCAGGGTATCGGCGACTTGCTAATCGAGGCCGAGTCCGAGCAACTCATCGAAGGCGGGCACCCGTGTGACTTTGAGATACACCTGCTTTCTGCCGACCCGGTGTGGACTTTACTGGGCACGGAGGAAGAGGAGAGCATCACGATTGGCTCCAGCCCCGTAAGCAACCCGGAGATACCCTTCCCACCTTATGTAGGCACGGCGCCCACCGAACCTGTCGTAACCTTTGAGGTTGACGGACACTCAGGGGTGTGGAGATATTACCGGGACATCACAATTACCAACCGCTCCACCCTTCCCCTATCCTATTATCCAGTGTGCATTGACTTGGGTGACATCAGTGCTCAGGTGGGCACTAAATTCTTCGAGGTTGGTGGTGGAAACCAGCGTATCAAAGATATTCGTCTGGAGTCGCAGGGGGGTGCTGCCAAGCAATTCTACCAGCGAGACATAGGCGAGCGCGGGGGTACATGGCATACCTCAGTCAAACTGTGGACGGTTATCTACTCTCTGCAACCTGACGAGTCGAAAGTGCTGCGCGTGCTGTACGGCAATTCTTTGTGTTCCCCTCTGGTGGAGAACTCCACCGTCAAGCCCATGTTCAACATGTACGACTCCAACAATGGGGAGTGGATATTCGCCGACTTTTTGCCGGCGCAAAACCAGTCACAGGAGCGCAATATGCCCTGGGGGCCATACACCCCAAACCGCATGAACATGGACTGGATAAAGTACCCGCACCCTCACTTCGACAACCCAAACGCCCCGTATGTAGTGCCCTGCGCGGGAGGGAAGGTGCAATACTTTGGCCGCGGCAGGGGGTTTGCCGGTGTGGGGCTCAACCTACCGGTGCCAATTGCCTCGGTTGACTTTGACTACCAATTCTCAACTAACATCAAGGCTCCGTTAGTATTACGAAGGCTTTACCCGGACGGGCGCTACTTCGACGATTGGAGTATCCCGGACTCTGTGAATATTTTAGGTAAGAGTGTCTACGCCCAATTAGCGGCGAATGCCCTTACCGGTTACGTGAACATCACCCTCGATATGGTGACGAGGGGTGGGGATACGTTCGCTGTCAACGACAGGGTAGCTATCAAGCTGGACAACGGCAGCACCCACCGCAGCCTGATTACCGCAGTAAACACCGGCACCAAGGTTATCACCTTGCAGACGGCAATGCCCTCGAATGCCAGCATAGGCAACCGGGCGCAGCAGTTCCAGACAGGCAGCACTACGGTATCCTTCCCCACAACCGACTATCCCTATGGGGTGGTATTCGGGCTTCGGGTGGACTTGCCTGAGTACAATCTCGGCGATTGGTACTACGGTGCGGCCAATACGGCCACCATCAACTTCCAATCGTCCAAGACTCCCGGTGTAACCGCGTGGGGCTCGGCTACGGAAGTAGACTTGACTGTGGTTGGATACCAGCTCTCGGGACGCTTCGGCAACCCTATAGTTGGTGAGTACGTAGGCGTACACACCATCCTTTCTACGGTTGGTGACAAGCTGGTTGTGGATTGCAAGAATAGAAGCGCCATTTATTACCACTGGAATGGTTCCGGCTACGATGAAGGGGTGGACAGGTTCGAGGCACTCTATTTTGACGAGGAAGTGCGCAGGTACTGGGTGCATGTGGCCCCCATTGACACCCTGCAAAGTATCGAGTTTATCGCCGACTCCCAATCTAACTTCTCCAACATCACCGTCACAGCCCGCTATCCGATAAGGTATCTGTAAATGTATCACAGGATTGTAGCTCATAATCGCCTTGGGGAGCCGCTGGCGGAATTGCACAAAGCCTGGGCTGTCTCTCGCGCAGTGGCTCTCAACAAAGGTGGGGTACTCACCTTCAATATGTCCGTCGAGGACACCAAGTGTACCGAGGCAAACCTGGATTACAACAATCTCATAGGGGTGTACTCGGACGAGTTTGAGCCCTGGTGGGGTTACGTTGTCGAACATTCCCAGACAGGCGGGCAGATGGCTATTACCTGCCACCATATCCTGCACAGGCTTGGCAGGCGGCTCACTCGCCCCGGCAAGATGGAGAACGTCACTGCCGGGGCTATCTTCCGCTTCTTACTCGGGGAGGCTAATAGGGAAGAGTCGTGCGGCATCAATTTAGGAGAAGTGTTCGACGGTGGCAAGGTGTACACGATGGAGTTTGAGTACGAGAGTATCTATGACAAGATACAGGATTTGCTCGAAATGTCCGGGTGTTACTTGCAGATGGAAACCATTCGCCCCGGCCTGTGGGAGTTGAGCCTCGTGGAGAAGGTTGGCCGAGATTTGACGGATACGGTGGTTTTCTACCGGGGCATCGACTTCGACGGTAAGCCCGAGATGCGTGGTGACAACACGCAGTTCGCCAACAGAGTGTTCGCCCTGGGACAGCACGAGGAAAGTTCTGACGAAACCGAGCGCCCCATAGGTGAGTACACCGACTGGAATTCCGTGCAGGATGAAGGGCTGTCAGAGCTTCCCATTGAAGTATCTGATGTGTCGGACAGGCACACGCTGGACGTTTTAGCCAGGGCCGAGGTAAACAAGCGCTTGAAGGCTTACTACACCATACCCATAACCCTCAACCGCAAACGCGAGTTGTGGAGCAAATTTACCGATGGGGATATTGTATGCGTCTATCTACCCGGGTACATGTTCAAGGGGGCAGTTCTACCGATGCGGATACTGGGGCGTGAGCCCAACGAAGCCAAGGGCATCATGGTGGTGGCGGCAGAGGTTGTTCGAGGAGAACAGGCGCAACTACTATCCATGTATAAAAATTCTCACTACGGCACCCGTTTGGGAGACTTACCAGAACTTCCGAAAGACGAAAACCCACCCACAGAATAGGAGGAAATATGGCAGACGGAGATAAGCTAAACTCCGTTCTAAACCCGTCCTCCCAACCTGTGCGATTGAGGAAACTGGAGAAGCAGGTTCGAAGCATACGCCAGAACCTGCACCAGGGCCCGGGTATTGTCGAGGGTGGACAGTTTGGCTCCAGGACAGCCGAGGAGCCCCCCACAAAGTTTTACATAGAAGATGAGCATTCTGGCAACAGTTTCGAGATTTACAAGAACCAGAAGCTAATCTTCACCGTCGACAAGGCGGGAAACATCAACACCCAGGGTGGTGACGCGGAAATTCTCCCCACCCCCACAGGACTGTTGACTGTCGGGCGAACCGCCACTATTGGGGTACGGTTCGACAGGCTACTGCGCTCCGCATACCCCGACTATTACTACACAGAGATATACAAGATAGCCGATGGCGGCACCATCCTCGACGGGCAGCTGGTTGCCATATCGGACACCGGTTATGCGGAATTCTCGTGGGACGTCGAAAACGACACCCAGGGTATCGTCAACTACACCCACGTCATAGCCCGCCACGCGGGCTTCTCCGGGCAATTTTCTCCGGTGTGCGCCCAGCAGGTTATCAACACCAAGCTGATAAAGGGTGTTGACTTGGAGGAAACCGGGGTTACCCCGGGCAGCTACGACAATGCTAACGTTACCGTCGACATCTGGGGGCGCATCACCGACATAGAAACCGGGGGTAGTACCGAGGCCGGTAACAAAGCGTCGTTCCAGCTCTCTATCCAATCAGAGCCGGGAATAATCACCACAGGCCCAAAGCCGGGGCACGTCCGAATCCCCTACAACTGCACACTCAACAAAGTAACCATTGTTTGCCAGGAGGGGCACACCAGCTCGGCCTCGGTGGACGTGGAAATGACTACTTTCGCAAACTACCCTGCGAGTTTCGCTTCCATCACCGGCAGTTCCCCACCCACCATTTCCGCGGCCTACAAGGCCGAGGACTCCACCCTCACAGGTTGGGACACAAGTTTCGCAGTGGGGGATATGCTCCGATTGAATGTACTTTCCAATGACGATGCCAGTGAACTTACACTGGCGTTCTTTCTCACCAAAACTTAGGAGAACCTATGCTACTTGGAATGGATAGCTTTGACGGCTATACCTCCTCTACCGACATGGGGAAAAAGTGGTTAGCGGCCTCTGGAACTATAACGGCCAGTGTTGGGCGCAACGGTACAAGCGGCTTACGTATAGGCGGCGGGGCAAACCCTATTTGGGCTATCGGTACACAGACTGAGGTTGTAACCGGGTTTAGTTGCCAGATAAACACAGCCCTCGGCTCGTCTACCAGTATATGTGAACTCCGAAACGGTACCTCTCAACAGCTCGAACTCAGGGTTACCACCGACTATAAATTACAGGTAACCAGGGGAGGCGCCGGAACTATACTGGCAACCAGCACAACTGCACTACTCACGCTTGCGGTTACCGCACACATACAGTTCAAAGCCTTACTACACACCAGCAGCGGCGGAAACTTTCATGTAAAGGTGAATGGGGTTACCGTATCCTGGGACTCTGCTAATACCGGGCGCACCACAGCGGCCTCTCCCGGTACAGCCGACAGGCTTTACATTACAGGACACGGCACCGGGAGTGGTAGTACCGTCATAGACGATTTTTGGGTGTGTGATACATCAGGCTCACTCAACAACGATTTTCTTGGGGATTGCCGTGTCGAGTGTATACGCCCCAATGCTGCCGGCGATACCACCCAGTGGGACAGGAATACCGGCTCCACTAATTATGAGGCTGTGGATGATACTGCTCCCGACGGTGACAGCACCTACGTGTATACCGGGGTTGACGGTGAGATAGATTTATACAACTTTGGCAGTCTGGTTTCTACCTCCGGGTTGGTACTGGCCCTCCAAACCATAATCTACGCACGCAAGGATGACGCCGGCGCCAGAAAGTTATCCACACTCCTCAAGTCTGGTGGTACGGAGTATCCAACCGACACCTCCCTTGAGGTATCCCTGAACGACGACTACAACATGATTATCAACCGCTTCGAAGAGAACCCAGTCACTACTGATGCCTGGACTATCTCGGAAGTAAATGCCGCGCAATTCGGGTTCAAACTCACCGACTAAGGAGATAATTTATGGCACTTGATGCCGGTATTGTCTCCCAGGACATCGTTGAGGTTATTGTTGAGGTTGACAATAATAAAGCCCGGGTTAGCCAGGGCTCCGTTGAGGCTCTAGTACAGCCGGATAGTAACTTCGCCCGGGTGAGCCAGGTTGTGCTTGAAGTGCTGGTAACGCCGCCCCTCAATGCTTCCCTGGTTAGTCAGAGTAGTGTAGAGGCGCTTGTGGCCCCGGACAACAACACCGCCAGAGTAAGCCAAATTTTGAGTGAAGTCCTTGTAGGCCCCGCTCGAGAACGAGTAAAAATCATTTTCTTCGACTAAAACAAAGGAGTATACATGCCAGGCCCAGTAGCCGGTACAGGCCCATCCGGCCCCCCTGGTGGTGGGGGCGGCGGGGGCAGCGATGCAAACTACGTCCATACGCAATCCTCGGCGAATACGGTATGGACTGTTACCCACAATTTAAATAAACACCCTTCGGTACACGTCGAGGACTCGGGCGGCAGCGTAGTGTGGGGCGATGTGCTGTACGTGAACAACAACTCTCTAACGATAACTTTTGCCGTGGCCTTTTCGGGCAAAGCATACTGCAACTAACCCCAGGAGAATAATAAGTGAAGTTCCTAAACAACATTGACTTAAACCTCAATCAGATGCTCAATACCTTGCTACAATTGCTGGGTACTGACCCGGCATCCCCCACTGAGGGGCAGATATGGTACAACACGGCTTCAAAGCGTCTCAAATATAGAGACAACGCCGGGAACCGTCTAACCCTCACCGACTTGACAACTCTCGCGGATTTGGCCGCGCCTACAGGGCCGGTGTCTCTCAACGGGCAGAAGATAACCAACCTGGGCACCCCTACCGTCGATACAGATGCTGTTACCAAGGCGTATGTCGACGCCCTGGAGAATGGCCTGGACGTGAAGGACTCCGTTCGGCTGGCTACCGCTGCTGCCCTCCCCACCAACACCTACAACAACGGCTCGTCCGGTGTAGGCGCAACTCTCACAGCCACAGCCAACGGTGCCCTGTCTGTGGACGGTGTAGCGGTTGGGGTTGGTGAGCGCATACTCGTCAAGGATGAGGCCACCCAGGCTAATAACGGCATCTACACGGTGACAGCCGCAGGCGGAGCCGGTGCCCCCTACGTGCTGACAAGAGCCGTAGACTGCGACACCGCAGCCGAAGTATCCGGTGGCCTGTTCACCTTTATCGAGGAAGGCACGCAAGCCGACACCGGCTGGGTGTGTACCACGAATGGCGTCGTGACAATCGGCACCACCAACCTCACCTTCGGGCAGTTCTCCTCGGCTGGAACCATACTTGCCGACGAAGTAACCCTGACGAAGAGTGGCTCCACCTTCTCCATCAAGTCCACCTACGCAGGACAAACCTCCATCGTCACACTGGGCACGATTGGCACCGGTGTGTGGCAGGGAACAGCCGTAGCGATTGGCTTCGGCGGCACAGGGGCTTCCTCGGCTTCCGGCGCCCGGACAAACCTGAACGTTCCACAGCGAGGGTATGTGGCAAACATAGGTAATGGCACGGACGTCAACATCACCGTTACCCATGGACTGGGCACAGAGGATGTAGCCATCTATGTGCGCGAGGCCGGTGGCAGCAAGTATCGTGTTTACCCCGACGAGAAGGTGGTGGACACTAATAACGTGACGCTGGAGTTTACCGTAGCCCCCACCTCTAACCAATACCGAGTTCTAGTCCTACCCAAGGAGTAATCCATGCCAAAGATTTTGAAGGCGCCCTCTGCCAATCAGGACGCTACTACGGTGGAGTGGGTGAAAACCAACTCCACCAACGGCTGGATTGGTGCCTACTCTACAGAGCCGAACGCTGCCTTTGGTGGGGATGGTGACTTGTTCATCCCAACGGACAGTATCTACCTGGAAGCTATCCTGTCCGGGGCATGGGTGCAGCTCGGGCCTACGCGCTTGCTGGTTGAGCCCCCTGCGCTTGGTGGGTTTACAGCCGACAATATAGGCGACTCTACCACCGACACCACACGCGGTGGTATACGCCTCCTGAGCGGCACCCCCACTAACCAGATTAGGGCTTACTACAAAACCTGCCCGTCAGCACCATGGACACTCGAAGCCGCTTTCCTAAGCGGGGGTGCCATAAACACTTCTGGGGATTCAGGCATCTTCATGCGGGACGGTAGTGGCAAGATTATGACTTGTTCCTATTCACAAAATGGTAGCTTTCGTGTCGACAAGTGGACGAGCAGCTCCTCATTCTCTACCAACGCTAAAACCGACTCTATGGGGTTGGGTATTCCGTTTACCCCGCACTGGGTGCGCATCAGGGATAACAACACCGACATATTCTTCGACTTTTCATATGACTTGGGCACTACCTGGCTCAATCGTTACAAGGAAGCCCGGGGTTCATTCTTCTCCTCCGGCCCAACTCAGGTAGGCTTCTTCGTCAATGATGCTAACTTATCGGGGGGTGCCTCCGTCGGCGCACAAACCATATGGCTATACCACTGGAAGGAAATAAACTCATAAATGGCAAAAATCTATGCAAACGGAAGTAACGCTGTCACAAGGCTGGTGCAAACCGCAGAAGAAGAACAGAGATTTGGCGCACCGGCTGGTACCGCACATACGTTGGACTTCGATACTCGCACTAACCTAGCACTGGTGGACGACATCATAGAGTTTATGCACCTGTACACCTATGATGGAGCCGATTTGAAGAAAAGCGGAGTCACCCAAACTATAGAACCCCCCGGAGCACTGGAGATTGAGGACAACTACGGTATCAAATTTCGGGTGCCTATTGAACTGGCTCTTCCTGATGGTACAGTATTTGGGAAAGCATACGCCGAAGATTTGGGTGGAGGGGTAAAGAAACTCCACATAGAGGTAATCGAGCCGGGGGTTAGCCTGAGACTTTACTCCCCGGAGAAAGTGATAATTGACGCGCCACAGGGTGGCGTTGAAGTGTTCCCGGCTGACGGTGTAAAGATACAGTCAAGCGGGGAGGATGTCCCATCTTTAGAGGTTGTTGGGCAGTTCAACAATGCCTCCTGGTTCCGTGTCAAAGATGTGGATGATGATATATGGTTCGAGGTTCTTCCTGACGGTACGGTTGAGTACGAAGGTGTTGAAGTAGCGAAGATAAACGACTCCAGATTCACCGATGCACGCACCCCCACTGCCCACTCTCACGCCATAGCAGACTTGCCCAGCGAAGTTGCTAGACGCATATATTCTCAGCAAACCACCAAGACAGTTACCTCTGCTTCCAAGACTGTCCTGCACGATACTGCAAGTGGTGTAGGTTCCGCTATCAGCAGCTCCAACATATCGTTGAGCGGAATGGGCCCGGGTACAGAGTTCCACATCAAACTAGGTGGCTCTATAAGCATCGCCAACACCGCACACACAGCCAACTTTTTGGTGGAGTTCGGCTCTACCCCGATTGCAGTCACCAACGATTTGTTCTTCGACAACACTATAAGCAACGTTGATTTCAGCATAGATTTGTTGCTCACATGCCGGGGCAGCGGGGCCAGTGGAAAGGTATATGCCAGTGGGCGCCTGTGGATACTGGGAACCTACGGAATGGTTACCGGTGGTGGAGACTTCATCGGTACTGGCTTCTTTCTCGACGAGGACGGCTCAGGCACCATAGACTTCGGGAATGCCCACAACCTAAACATCAGCGTGGATTTCAGCTCGGTTACGGGGGGTACCCAAGTACTGGTGCATACGTATTCCGTTCACAGAGTAGGTTAAGGGGTGAGGGATGGGGAGTAATCAATGTTAGACAAAAAGAATAAAAACAAATACTTCGGCGCGGTGTACATGCGGGACAAGCTGGTTGCCGACGATTTGATTGATGTCGTGGTTACGGTACGAAGGCTCTCCACAGGGGCTGCGCTGGTGACTAACCAGCCAGCCACCCATGTGGGGGGCGGGCTGTACACCTACTTACTACTGGCTTCGCATACAGAGAACGAAGATGTGTATGTGGCCTTCTTCCACACCGACGATACCTCAGTCAACTTACAGGATATGGTGGCCGACTGGACGGTGGGTGCAGCCGGGGTGGACTTTTTGGATATGCCAATATCCAACGTGGCCGCCAACGCAGGGGTTGCAGCCTGGGAAGAGTTCCTGGCCGGGGAGTATGCCCCGGGCACTGCCGGGTGGTATCTGAGCAACATTATATCCCCACAGATACATGTTGTAGGGCCTATAGACGAACGGGGGGTGCTATACCTGTTCAAAGGGGATGCCTACATAACAGACGAGGGAACCTCCATACTATTTACTGATGTCAACCAAACCTGGCCTGAGCTAGATGATGGAGAGGTTCATTTCCTGACGTTTGGTTTGGACGTTGTTACGGAGATAGTAAACCCTACAGGTTCCAATAAGCAGGTACGTCTGGAACTAACCGCAGAGCAGACTGCTGCCTTTACCTCGGCCAACGTAGATTACGCCATTCGGTATGTGCGCACGAACGGCAATCCTACTACCCTCAAACGCGGCGGGTTTGTACCACAGGTTACGCATCACTAATCATCAATAATTGGGAGCAGTAAGTATGCCGGAACAACTAGAAAGAGCCGGGGGTATATCAAATGTTCTGCAAGCTGGGCTGGTTGAGTTATCCACGTCTGTGAAATATTTGCGAGAAGGTGTTGAGAAACTCGACGCCAAAGTTGACAGGGGTTTTGAGCATATAGACTCAAAGTTTGGAGACAGCGTGGTGAAATTCCAGGAACTACACATCAGAGTGCTTTTGCTAGAAACTCTGGTAAAGGAACAGGGGGAAGCCTCCAAGCGCAAACTCAACTGGCTTTATGTTGTTACCGGAGGTATGGTGCTCACACTCGTATCTCTGGTGTTACGGCAGATGCTTGGTGTCAACTAAACCGTTAGTATTAGGGGAACTCACATGAAAAAGAAGTTAGGAGCGCTTATGGCGCTCCTTTTACTTATGTCCTGGCTCACAAACGAGCCCGAGTACCCCAACACCACCATTATGTGGAGCCCAGGCCCGGTTTTGAACCAGAACGGCCTCCCCCAGTGCGTACCCTACGCCATCCACACACTATTACAGGCGGCTCCTCACCGTTTACATTACCTGCCCTCCCCGGGCAGCATCTACTACGGGGCACGCTCCATAGAGAGCCGTGCCCCTCATACCCCGGGAACTACCGTGCAAGCCGCGTTCAAGTATATGCAAAACTTAGGTTTGGTAGACGACTGGCGGTACTCATGGAGTATCCAAACAGCCTCGAAATGGTTCGATTATGGCCCGGTGCTCGTGGTGGGCAGGTGGCGTGTGGGTATGTACCCGGAGGAGTTTGGGTACATTCGTACCGTTGGAACACCCTTTTCAAGTGCGCACGCTATTACATGTTACGGCCTGTCAACTGATAAAGACTGGTTTTGCCAGAACACCTGGGGCCCTGTCTGGGGCTACGGTGGGCGCATGGTGTTCAGTTATGCGGATATGGATAGATTTGGCGCGGATTTTTTCCAACCAAAAGTGTCGTCGCAATATACAGATTATTGGAGTAAATTCAGATGATTGTAGGGGCGCATCTACGCAACCAGCCTCAGCTATGGCCGGAGGACTTCACACGTTTCAAACGAGGTAAGTTCAACGGGGCTGTAGCTTTGTGGGAACACAACCCGGACGAGGTTCTGAAACTGGGCATTAGCCCGGAGAGCTGTGTCGTTCGATTGCCCGACAGCGAATACACCGACTGGAGTAAGGGTTATCCAAGAAAATATATCGTGGGGTGGAGCGATTACGTAGCCGATTGTCTGCGCACCATAACCCGCTTCTATGCGAAGGGGTTCAGGGTATTCCAGCTCGACAACGAGCCCAACCTTGTCTGGAAGCACCACGGACGCACCGAGTGGGACTGGGCCACCTTCATGGCCGACGTCCTGCCGCCAATCCACGCCGCCAAGCCGAAAGACGCACTCCTGGGCCTCACGCCGATGTCTATGCCTTCACAATCCCCCCAGTGGATAAACGTACTGTACGACAAGAAGGCCAATGGCCTGCCCCTCGAGCGCTACTTTGATGTCGCCATATCCCACTGCTATTGGCAAGCTGCCGGCGATATGAACGCAGACTGGGCCGGGAAGGAACACGAGTGGCTCTGGCGCAAGACTGGTATGCCCATCTATATAGCCGAGGCCGGTAACTCTTCCATCCAGCAGACTAACCCACCTAGCCTGGAGGAAATAAGGCGCAGGCAGGAGACACAGTACCCGAAGTACATCGAAGCATTGAAAGCCTTCACATATGTGCGAGGGGTGTACTTCTTCATACTCGGCGGCACCGAGATTGATTGGAAAGGGTTTCTGCTCACCGACAAGATTTGTGACGCAATAGGCTCCCGGGTTGGGGGCGGAGGGGGCGGCAAGCTGCCGCAGCCCAACTAGGAGATTATTTATGCCAGAACTAACACAGGAACAGCTTGCTGCGCTGTATACACCGGAAGCTATTGATGCCAGGTTTCCAATCGTGCATACCGGTGTCAAGCCAAGAATGCTTTCCCCTCAAATATTCCCGGATTACGCCCGCAACTTTTTCCTAGGGTTTACGTACTACGACGACGAGAATCAGTACGTGGGTGGTGTCACCATCTTCAAAGTAACCCCGGCAGGAGACATAACCCTCGTTTACTCTGAGCGCCCGTCCATCGGGAAGGGTGACGGATTCTGCATGGTGCAGGTGGGAGCCCATATTCAACCCTTCCTGTCAGTGCATGTTGGGGATGGACAAAGCCAACTCTACCCTATGCCTACATGCCTAAACGTGTGTGTACCCTGGCCGCAGGGCGTTGAGCCACACGGACAAGCTGGCGGCTTTATGGTGTCAGAAGTTATACAGGAGCCTCAATTGACAGAACAGCAGGTAAGGGAAATAGTACGCGCAGAAGTAGCCGCGGGCAACGCTGCCCTGGTAGCGATGTTCGGTGGTGGCTCGGTGCGTAATGGCATCGAAGAAAAGGCCAAGGATGCTATGGTTGAGATGCTGGATGCAGCTACTATCGAAGATGGCAGGGAAGGCCCATTCCGCTCCCTGCTGGCCTCCTTCAACCGCGACAGGTGTTACGAGGCTCTGGTGTCATATTTCGGCCCGCCCCCGGGAGAAGATGAGCCTCTAACTCCGGCAAAAGGCGCCGTCTAGGAGGCAACATGTTCGAAATAGATTCAACTACCTACACCACCAACAATTACTGGAGCCCGGAGAATTTGCGTGGGTTGCGCGAAACCAGCCACATCATGATACACACCACGATGGGGCGGGAGGCGAGCGATATACGCGAGCTGACTGAGGATAGAGGCCGCAACTCCAAGAGCATCAACTATTATGTTGCTCGACGCCAAAAGATATTCCAGATAGTCGCCCCTGAACTTGCCTCCTTCCACTGCTACACAGCCCCCGGCGCCAAGAGAGATGGCCCATTCCGTCGCACTCTTGGGTGGGGTAACGAGAATTTTAAGACTATCGGCATAGAGTTCGAGGCTCGTGAGAACGAGCCGCTCACCGAATGGCAGATTTCCGCTGGCAAGTGGCTGGTATCCTACCTGTGCGGGCGGTTCAACATACCGGTGGACAGGAACCGGATACTCGGGCACTACGAGATAAATGTCCAGAAATTTGACCCGCAACCGTCACAGGGCTGGAACTGGGACGACTTCATGGCCGGGGTTCGTGCGTATTCCGCACAGAGCGATGGCCGAAAGTATAAGTTCTTCCCCGAGACAGGCTACAGCATCTCCGGTGGCTTTTACGATTTGTGGCGATTTGACATCGACGGTTTCCCCAAAACCTTCGAAGAGGCAGAGGCGCAACCAGACGGCTCGGTGCTGACGGTGCAGTATTTCGAGAATACTCGCATGGAGTGGAAACCGGGGATGGAGGCTCGTAGGGGTGCGGTGGGGCGAATGTATCTCAAAGCCATAGGGCGAATCAACTAAGGAGTAAAATGAACGAACCAGTCATAACGGATGCGGTTAGTGCTGCTGTGCAGCTTCTGATACTAACCCTCATACCGATTTTCATAGCCGGGGCCAAGGTGCTCATCATGGACGTGTTCCCTTCCTGGGGCAAGAAGCTGAAAGCTAACCTGTCCGAGCAGCAATGGTACATGCTCGAGCAGCTGGCCGGTGTGGCTGTCAAGTACGCCGAGCAGCTCGCCAAGAATGAAGATGTGCGCAACGCCGGGCAGTATAAGTACGAGCAGGCCAAAGCCCTCATAGACGAAACCCTCGCCAAGAATAAGTTAAAGTTTACTACCCGAGAGATTGAGGCAGCGATTGAAGCAGCCGTGCGCGATACGTTCCCCAAGGAGGAAGCTAAAACTCAGCACCCTCTAGAGGAGTATAGTGAATCGGCAGCCGGAGAATTGCCTAAATAATAGCCCATTTGGGCTATTGCAGTCCTGGAACATATGTGCTATACTTATTCTTGATAGGGTTATGTCAAGAATGTGTTCACTCTCATTATTTTCTCTCCTTGCAGGCGCACCCTTTCGGGGGTGCGCCTCTTTTTTTGTCCAACTTTACAGGCAGTAAATCTTACAGTCTTATGTAAATTATTGCCTTTAGATAATTATCTTTGGTATAATTTAGCTAACGCCTTGAACAAGCGAAGCTATTAGAATAATGGAGGGCGAAGAATTGGGTAGACAGCGATTGGAACAACCACCCCGAGTAGCCGGCAGCACCATTTCACACGGTGTTATTGACTACCCACCATTGATTGAGGAGAGCCCCGTACTGCGCCAGGTTGAGCGCCTAGAATATCTTCGGATGCAGAGGGATTTGTATACTGAGGCGTTTGAAACCGAACAGGAAGTGTTGGAGAATATGCGTTCTGTTTCCGCTGTGTGCAAGCCAATGCCCGCATTCAAATACTTGGAGCTTATTGTATAGTCTACCGTCAGGCGCCGATGGTATAACTGTTGAGGGTAGACGACAACAGCCCTTTACACAAACCATTTTATTCAGGTTGTCGGGTGAACAGCCCAACAAATGGCCCCAAGCATCATAGTCTGCGATACCAGCAACGCCTGACGGCAGACTACAGCACAAACGCATCCCAAGTGTACATAATAAAAAAGAACCCGTCAAGATTCTTGACGGGTTCTTTTTTGTATTTTAGGAACTAATACCCGGGCATCATCTCCCCGGAGGGCTTGGATTGGCGGCGAAGCATATCCTCGGCCATCATGGTGGTGGGTTGCTTATGGGGCCTCTTACGTAGAGTGTTGAGCAACTCCCCACTCTTACCCTCCGAAGCCGCTTCAAGAAGCTCCTCAACCTCAACAACCGTCACCCCGCGCAGTTTTACCTTGGGTTGTGAGCCTGCTACAACCGTAAAGGCCCCGTACTCGGGTTCAGCAATTATTTCCACGCTTTGCCCCCACTTGGAGATTACGCTCAGTTTCTTGAAATTTGTTAGATTTATCTGCACTTCATTTCTCCTTTAGGACGGGGAACCCCAGTAGGGCAACTCTGATTTATAACAAATAGGGCACTTCGCATCCCCACAGTGGGGTATGTCATACTTAGCAGCCGACTCCACAATACTCCTCCGGGGCACCTGAACGTATGGGGGTTCAGGCTTGGCGAGCTGCTCCACTTCCTGCTTCAACTCCAGCAGCTCCAGCAAATCTTTCAGCATCTGCCCCTGGGTGTCGAGCATACGAGACATCTCGGCAATCAGTAGAAGGTACCCATGCCCGGGGATACCGCAAGGATTCTCGGCATACTGCCGGGCCAGCAATATCTGCTGCTGTTGCTGCGGCCCAAACTCATTCACCCACCCTGTAAACTTTTCCGGTGCAAACCTCTCCCCGGCCAACGGGGTTGCCGTTACGACTCCA